AAAAACACCATACAAATGGGTAATGGATAATCTAATTCCAAACCAATCATCTGATGTACAAGAGAGATGGAAGATAATGAGTAAAATGGTAGAATTGAATCCTGAATGGGTAGAGGAAGTAGTAAACAATAGAGAGTTAAAGTTATCTGATGTACTGCATGACTTTAAAGGTATCTACTCTGAAGATGAGCATTTCCTACCGAGAATACAAGCAGAGGATATCTTAGGAGATTTTGATGAGAATGGAGATGCAGTTGATGTAAAAGAACACACTTTTGATGAGGTCTGGGATAATATCATAGAGTATGGAATTGCTACTGAGGATGAGTTAAGATTAGTATGTCATATTAATGGCAGTAAGATTGAAACTTTGAATGATGTATTAGAGGTAAGAACATCTTATAAAGATTGGAGTCAATACAAATCAATGGAAGGATAAGATACTCTGATGAGGATTTAATATCCGAAACACTACGCAAGTAGTGTCAGTATCATAAGATACCAATTAACACACCCACAATGACAACAAGCGAAAAAGCAGTAGAGGTACTTAAAACCAAGTATGGCATAGATGCAAGAATCTATGAGGACAATGTATACTTATCAGTATGGAACGATGAGTTATCTGATACCATAGATGCTGAAGCATCTTCTAAGCAAGTTTTAGAATGGGCATCTGAGTATGTAGAGGATGTTTGGAATAAGGTATATGAAGCACTTAGTAAGGCAGAATCTATGTGTTATGAATCAGGAGATGACAAGTTATTTGATATGTGCGTTTACCATAAAGATATCATTGGAGATGATGATTTAGATGGTAAGGATGCTCAACAGATGTTGGAGTTTGCCGAATCAGTATATAAGATTGCTAATTTAAAGAAAGGATTAAACCCTTTAGTATAAGAAATAATAAAAAAATAAATAGATATGAAAGAAGAATGTTACAACTGCGATAAGCAGTATGAGTTTGTAGAAGTTCCATCAGGATGGGATGAAGAGTATTGTACTGACTGCAATGAAGAGTTAAGCCCTTACTTATGTAATAACTGCAATGAAGAGATAGATGAACCTGATGCCTTTTGTAGTAAGTGGTGCAGTCAAGAGTATTGGTTATGATTTAATTGTGTGTGAACGATAGGGTTGTGCCTATCCTACCTTAACCTCAATGCGTAAATGCATTGGGGATTTGGTAGTAGAGGAATGTTCCTTACACAATTAAAATTAAATAGAATGGAAAAAGAAAGATTGTTAAATTTTCTAATAGATGACTTAAAGAAATTAGAAAAGAATATTGAGGTATTGGTAGATATGATTAACACCACACACCTACATTATTCGGACACAAAAAAACCTTTAGAGAATATAGACAATTTTATATCCTATTGGAAACAACATAGTAATAAATTAAATAAATAGATATGAAAGAGTACAACGATCCAAATTGGAATAAACTAAAAAAAGAGTTAGGAAACATTATATTAGAAGGAATATGTTTTGCATTCTGTGTAGGATTTATCTTAAGTATATTTGTAGTTATACTAAAGGTTATATTTTAATACTAAAAAACTTGTGTATGTAAAAGTAAAACACTATTATTGCACAATAAATTAACTTAAATTAAATAGATATGAGAAGAACAATTGACAGAAACAAAGTAATTATATCACAGAATATGTGGTTAGAAAACATCCAACAAGAGATTGATAAAACTAATGGGAAATTCTTCTCAGCAGTTTTTGAGAAAAGCGATGGAACAATCCGTAAGATGCTTTGCAGAACAGGAGTAAGTAAAGGATTAAGTGGTAAAGGATTGAAATACAATGCAAGAGAAAGAGGTAATGTTATTGTATGGGATGTACAAAAGAGTGGTCACAGAACAATACCATTAAGAAGATTAATTGACATCCAAGTAAACAAAGTAAAGTATATTAACTCACTATTACCATTTTAATTATGAAAAAGAAATTAGAGTTTGCCTTAGAGTTTGGAGGATTTTATCATTCATGGCATTCAGAAACAATAGATAATGATATTGCAAATTATGATTATGACTGGGAAGAGGTTGACTATAAAAAAACACACGATAATTACTGCAAAGGATTATTAGAAAGTGTAAACAATGAATTAGATATGAACTTAGAGTTTGTTGAGTTAGATAGCCCAAGAGAATATAATTTTACAACTGATAAGATTATAGCATCAATACCACACAGCGAGTTTGCCGATCTAAAACAAGAGTATATAAACGATACAGAGTTTGTAGATTGGATTAATGAAGAAAGCAGAAGTAGAGATGGGTTTAGTAGTTTCTATTCAGGATTAGATGCTATAATAAAAGAAGATGATATATTACTACAATATATGTTTAAGTATATTAATAAACATCATTTAATATCAATTGACTTAGAAGTTGAATATGAATTAGAATTATTAGAAAATGAATAGAGAATTAACATACGATAAGTGGGTAAAATATATCCACGATTATCAACTAAATAAATACACACAAATGAAGAAAATATACGTAGATAATAGTAGGTTTATGGAGTTAGTAGATGAAATTGCTACTCAGCTAACTGAACTTAAATTAGGAGAAGATACTTATGCTTATAGTAATGAAGTAGGCCAAGAACATGTGTTAATGTTTCAGGAAGATGCTCACGACTATTACAATGGTACATATGATGAGATAGAAGAATTAATTAACAATACGATAAACGTATTTAGTAATAATAATAAAAATTAAATAAGATGAAAGTAAAAATTATGCAAAGAAGTGTATATCATAAATACGCTGAGGTAGAAGTAGAAGTACCGAAGAATATTAAAGAAGAAGATGTTCAATCATATCTAATTGACAATGAGGACTTATATTTTGAGGAGATAGATAAAAAAATATCAAAGACAGAATATGAATTTGGAACTGGTTTGTATGAGTTTGATGGAATGGAAGATGCTGAGTCAGATAGCGAATGGAGATTTGATATTGTAGGTAAACAATATGGAGGACACTTATAAATATACTCTGATGAGACTTTAATAGTCGAAACTACTCTTAGGAGTAGTCAGTATAAACTTAAATTAAATAAAATGGCAAAAGAAATTGCAGTAAACCAAATTGTAGTACCAACCTATTACATAGTAAATGAGGATGGTAGTATAACTTATGACTTTGAAATGATGGCAGAAGAATTTGAAAACAAACTATCTAAATTAGATGATAGTGTAGTTGTAATGTGTAGTGTAGAACAAATTAGTGAAATTAACTTAATAGATTAACTTAAAATAAAAACAAATGAGTAAAAGAAAGGGTAAAACAAACATTAAGATGGCTATCTATGATGAGATTAGAAAGATAGATGGTAGGCTAAAGAAAAAGAAAGTAATAGATAATCCTGAAGAAGCAAGTAGATTAATAGCTAAACGGGAAACCTTAACAAATAAATTAAGATGAAAGAAATATACGATATAATTCTAAAAGAAAAAGCTAAGGATTGTCCTAACAAAGAGTATATTCAATTCCTGCAACAAATGACTGACAAACCACCTAAAGAATATTTCATAGATGAGATAAAAAGACAAAATATTGAGAAAGAACTTTATAAGAGTAACACTCAGGAAGTAGAGGACTTTTTTAAAAATAGTGGTGAAACAGAAGAGTCAACAGAATACTATAAACAAATAGAATTTAATAATAATAAATGTATAAAATGGTTACTAAACCACGATAAAAATTAAATAACATGAAAACAGACTACTTAATAAAACAAATAGGTAATGAGGTAATAGATTTATTGCTGGAAAAAAATAAAGCATATGGAGATACAGCAAACGATCCTCCACAAATATTTTCTAAACTCTCTGCTAAAGAAGGAATACTGGCGAGAATAGATGATAAGTTAAGCAGAATCAAGCAAGTAGGACTCAATGATAAAACAGAGGATACAATGCTTGACTTAATTGGATACCTTATCTTATACAGGGTACAGATAAAAAAAGATGCATGGAATAACATTGATTATTCTATAAAGAAATAAAAAAAAGTTAAACAATATTTGGCCAAGTAATACAAAAGTATTATATTAGCCCTCTAATTTAATTTAATAAAATTTAATATGAAAAAGCATATATTTGATGCTTATGCTACTGCGATAGCAAAGCAATTTCATTTGACACTCGATCAGATGTTTACTAAAACTAAAAGAAGAGAAATGGTAGATGCAAGACAAATGCTCTACTATTTATGTATGGAAAGACCGATACGTATCTCTTACATTCAAAGATTTATGGAAGAACAAGGACATAGCGTTTGTCATTCTACTATTATTCATGGATATAAGAAAGCTAAATCAATGATTGATAGTGATAAAGATTTTCAAGAGGTAGTTTCTAAATTACAAAATGCATAATAAAGAAGAAATTTTTTCTCAAGCACTTAAAGATGCTAATGCTATTCACGAACAAAAGCCATTAGGATATAGTGTTATTAACTATGGAGTTAAAATCCAAAAGTTTTCCTCTAAGATAGAGATATTAAATTGTAGCAAAAGTGGAGATTATTTTCAGGAATGTTCTAAAGATGAATATGAAATGTTTTTTATTCATGGATGGAAAAAAGGTGGACTACGCTTATCTATGATGAATTGTAAAAGGAAATTAGATTTAATAGAAGAGAGAATTAAAAGAGAAGTAAACACAAGGAAAAACGATAAACATATACAAAGACTAAAAACAAGTAGAGAGAATCTACTTATTAAATATTCAAAAAGAAATAAACAATTAAATAAATTAACAAATGGAAAAGAAAAAGAACATCTTTAAGGAATTATCATCTATCTCTATCAAAGGGAAAACAGATAAAAAAGGAAAGTTTGATTACTTGTCATGGGCAAGTGCATGGAGTATGATAAAATCTGAACACCCAAATGCTCAAAGAAATGTATATGAATCAGAGCATACTGGATTAAACTTTTTTAGTGATGGTAAAACTGCATATGTAAAAGTAGGTATTACTATAAATGACATGGAGCATATTGATTACTTACCTGTTATGGATTATAGAAATAATTCTATTGCTATTGAAAAAGTTACGTCTATGGATGTAAATACAGCAATACAAAGATCAACTGCTAAAGCTATAGCGATGCATGGATTAGGTCTTTCTTTATGGATTGGTGAAGACACTATATTAACAACTGCTCCATCTCAACCAGTAAGTAAAAGCCCTGTACCTCAAACTAAAACTTTAGTAGAGTTAAATGTAGGAGATGAGAATTGGGAAAAGGTGCTGAAATATGTTGCTGATAATAAAGAGTTAGGTTTGCCTAAAATTATTAAAAACTTAGAAGTAAAATATAAAATTAAGCCTTTAGTAAAAAAGGAGATCTCTAAGCATATTAAATAATGGTAGATGTATTAGAGAAACTTAAAGATGATAACCATTACTATGGAGAGTTTGGTAGACAATTTTTATCTAATTCAGATATCATTACATTATTAAATGATCCTAAAAACTTTAGGGAAGAAAAAGATTTCACTAAAGCTATGCTTCTGGGTAGATATTTTCATACTGCTATGTTAGAGCCTGAAAAATTATTATCTAAAGAATTTTGTGCAATTGATGTATCAAGCAGAAACACTAAAAAATATAAAGAAGAATTAGCCGAGCACAATAGATCTTTAATGATGCTAACTAAAGAAAAAGATGGGATTGATAAGGCTATAAGCACAATGAAGAATAACTTAGAGTTTTATGATGCTATTTTTGATGAAGATAATGAATTTGAAGTTCCAGCTACTCAAGAAGTAATGGGAGTTATGTGGAAAGGAAAAGCTGATATAGTAACACCTGACTGCTTAATAGATTTAAAAACTACATCTAATATAAAAGACTTTAAATATAGTGCAAGGAAATATAACTATGATAGCCAAGCATATTTATATCAAAAGTTTTTCGGTAAACCTTTAGTGTTTTACGTAGTTGATAAACTAACATATGAATTAGGTATATATCATCCATCCCATGCATTTTTAGATTATGGGAAGGGGAAAGTAGAAAGAGCAATAGAAGTGTATAATAAATTTTACAGCAATGAATCTAAAGAAGATATTGAAAATTATATCATTAAAGAAATACTTTAATTATAAAGAAAACGTGGTCTGGTTGCAAATTCCAACCAACCTTACTACGACAGCGGAAAGAGATAAACTCATGGAAGCTACAATGAATCAGTTGGAAAAAATAATATATAAAAATTTTTAATTATGGCAGATGAAAAAATCTACGTAGGAAACGGCGTTTCCAAGTTTGATGGGAACATGATCTCATGCAGCTTATGTTTAACTGACTTACCCCAAGAACATATGTTCGAGTACAATGGTAAGAAGTACGTTAAGTTAAATGTATCAGCAAAAAGAGATGGTGAAGATGAGTATGGGAAAACACACTATGTTGTGGTTGACACATTCAAACCAGAAGCAAAGAAAGAAACAATACCTCAAAAAAACGAGGATCTACCTTTCTAAATTTCACTCTAAGAGAATAGATTAGGGGCTTTTTGCCCCTTTTCTTTCCTCTTTTTAATGATGAGATGATAAGTTTTCTTATAAATTATAGACTCTCTATATATAAACATTAAACTTAAACTCTCTTTACTTATTTATATATATATTTCTTATCATATAGTCATAAATAAAGAATATATAAGTAGTAGTTAGTAAAAAAAAGTTAAAATAAAGTTAAAATAACACATCATAAATCAAATAAAATGGAAATAACAATATTTAAAGATATTAAAGATACTGCTCAACCTTTCTATAGAGATGTATCAAAAATATTAATAAGGATTCAAGAAGGAGCATCCCAAGACATAGTAAGATCAATAAGATCAGAGAAAGACAAAGAAATAAGAAACGAATTAAAGCAATCATTACCGGCAGTATGTTTTAGTGGTAAATTTAGTAAAAGAAATGACTCTTCATTACTTGAGCATAGTGGGTTAATATGTTTAGATTTTGATGGATATGAATCTGATAAATTATTATTAGAGGAAAAAGAAAAGTTAACTAAGGATAGATATACATACTCAGTATTCATATCTCCCAGTGGTTTAGGCTTAAAAGTACTGGTTAAAATACCAGCCGAAAAAGATACCCATAAACAATTTTTTAATTCATTACAACTGCACTATGATAGCGAATACTTTGATGTATCATGTAAGAATGTGTCAAGAGTATGTTATGAGTCTTATGATCCTTTAATATTTATAAATGAGCAGTCAAGTGTTTTTAATCAAATTATTGAACAAGAGTATCAGGAGGTTACTAAACATAAGGATGTGCAAACTATACCAATAACTAATGAAAATAAAATTGTAGAAATTCTTTTAAAGTGGTGGGAAAGAAAGTATGGATTAAATAGTGGGGAAAGAAATAATAATGTTTACATACTCGCCTCAGCATTTAATGATTTTGGAGTTAATAAAACATTAGCAGAATATGTTATGGGTAATTTTGTTAGTAAAGATTTTACTCAAAATGAAGTGAAAAGAACTATACAATCAGCATATAAGCAAGCACAAAACTTTGGCACAAAGTATTATGAAGATGAAGAAAAAGTTAATAATGTAAAAAGAAAATTAAGAAAGGGGGCTACCGCCTCTGAAATTAAATCTGAAATTTCAGAGGACTTAGATGTTGAGGATAATGTTTTAGATAATGTAGTAAGAAGACTTGAGGAGGAACAAGATAATCAAAAGTTTTGGACAAAAAGTGATAAGGGTGTTGTTAAAATTATTCATCTTTCATTTAAGGATTTTTTAGAAGATAATGGATTCTATAAATTTAATCCTGAGGGAAGTAAGAGTTATGTGTTTGTTAAGGTAACTAATAATTTAATTGACCATACATCTGAAAAGGAAATAAAAGATTTTGTATTAAGTTTTCTTTTAGATGTAGATGATACCAGTATATATAATTACTTTGCTGAAAGTGTAAAGTATTTTAGAGAAGAATTTCTAACTCTACTGGGATCTATAAATGTATACTTTGTAGCTGATACCAAAAATACCGCATATCTTTACTATACAAATTGTGCAGTTAAGATAACTAAAGATGAAATTATTCCTATTGATTATTTAGATTTAGGAGGTTATGTTTGGAAGGATCATGTTATTGATAGAGTATTTGATGTTTGTAGTGTTACTGATTGTGATTTTCAAACCTTTATATCTAATATATCCGGAGGAAATGAGAAAAGAACTAAGTCTATGGAATCTACTATGGGCTATCTATTGCATGGATGGAAAAACTTATCCTATTGTCCAGCAACTATATTGAATGATGAGGTTATATCAGACAATCCAGAAGGAGGGACAGGTAAAGGATTGTTTATGAACGGATTATCTCATATGAAAAAGTTAGTAGTTATAGATGGTAAATCATTTAACTTTGATAAATCATTTGCTTATCAATTAGTTTCTGCTGATACTCAGATACTTTGCTTTGATGATGTAAAGAAACATTTTGACTTTGAAAGATTATTTAGTGTGGTTACTGAAGGCCTTACTCTTGAAAAGAAAAATAAAGATTCAATTAAAATACCATTTAGTAAATCTCCAAAGGTAGCAATCACTACTAACTATGCTATTAAGGGTAAGGGTAATTCATTTGCGAGAAGAAAGTGGGAATTAGAACTTAGTCAGTTTTATACTAAAGAGTTTACTCCACTGGTAGAATTTGGGAAACTAATGTTTGGAGAGTGGAATGATAATGACTGGTGTCAGTTTGATAATTATATGATTCAGTGCTTACAATTACATTTAGATAAAGGATTGCTAAAAAGTGAATTTGTAAACCTTAAGACTCGTGTACTTTCTGCTGATACATCTCACGAATTTATTGAGTGGTGTGGCATAATTGATGGAATATCTAATCCTAAGCTGTGTTTAGATACAAGGATTTACCAAAATGATTTATATTTAGATTTTATCAATGAGTATCCTGACTATGGACCAAAAGCAAAAATGACTGTAAGCCGGATAAAATTTGGTAAATGGCTCGTGTCTTATGGAAATTATAAGTTTGATTGCAATCCTTTACAAGGAAAAGATATGTTAGGTAAATGGATAAGCTATATAAAAAAATGATAGAGTTTAGAGAATACCAAAAGAATATTATATCTAAAGGTGTTGGTATTTTAAAACCTCATCGATTTTTATATTTAGCAATGGAGGTAAGGACGGGAAAAACCTTAACAAGTTTAGGGATTTGCGAAAAACTTGATGTTAAGAAGGTATTATTTATAACTAAGAAGAAAGCTATCTCCAGTATTGTTAATGACTTTGACTTATTAATGCCGGAGTTTGAATTAGAAGTTATAAATTATGAATCCCTACATAAGATACGTCAAACAGGATGGGATGTAGTTATATGTGATGAAGCTCATGGTATGGGAGCATTTCCAAAGCCAAGTGGAAGATCTAAAAAAGTGAAGAACATAATTTTTAGATGCAATCCTTATATAATTTTATTAAGTGGTACACCCACTCCAGAAGCCTACTCACAAATGTATCATCAAGTATTTTTTATACCTAACAATCCCTTTGCAAAGTATAAAAACTTCTATCAGTTTGCTAATGACTATGTAGGAGTGGTGAAAAAAAAGATAGGAGGAATGTATATTAATGATTATTCTAAAGGGAGTAAAAAGATCATTGCAGATATGTCCCCTTATACTATTAACTTTAGTCAGAAGGATGCAGGCTTTATAGTGGAAACTACAGAGAGTGTATTAGAAGTAGAATTAAAAGAAGCCACTAAAGATCTTATTAAAAAACTAAAACGAGACTTAGTGGTAGAAGGAAAAAATGAGGTAATATTAGCTGATACCTCCGTAAAGTTAATGACAAAGGTACACCAGTTATGTAGCGGAACTATTAAGTTTGAGAGCGGTAATTCAATGATTGTTGATTTAAGTAAGGCGGAGTTTATTAAGAAACATTTTAAAGGAAAAAAGATAGGAATCTTTTATAAGTTTAAAGAAGAACTTAATGCTATTAAAGAAGTATTTGGAAAGGATATATGTGTAGACTTAGAATGCTTTAATACTACACCTAAAAACATTGCTCTTCAAATTGTTAGCGGTAGAGAAGGTATATCTTTAAGGAAAGCGGACTGCTTAGTATATTACAATATTGACTTTAGTGCAACCTCCTATTGGCAGAGCCGAGATCGGATGACAACTAAAGATAGATTAAAAAATAATATCTATTGGATATTTAGTAAGGGAGGAATAGAACCGGATATATATAAAGCTGTTGTGAAGAAGAAAGATTACACCCTAACACATTTTAGAAGAGATTTTGTAAATTTGTAGCATGGAAGATCAAACAAATAAAGTAGATATGTCATTTTTTTTATATGTATTTTTAATTATTATTGTTTTTTTAATTGGAGTTTATTAAAATGAAAAAACTTATTACATTTACACTTATATGGATTAGCCAAAACTTAGCAATTCCTTTCTGGGTAGTGGGGCACATCCATTTATCTATACATAATTTCCATGATGCCATAGAGTTTATATCCTCTATAGTTATGAATATAATAGTAGCTATTGGATTTTATTTAGATTATAAAAATGACCGAGCAGCAGATACAAAGTAAAAGGATAAAGCAATTGGAGTCGGAAGGATACTATGTTCTTAAGCTAATCAAGACTAATAAGAATGGTATCCCCGATCTCCTTGCTATTCCACCTGGATGTGAGGTTTTATTTTCAGAAGTAAAAAAACCAACAGGTAAATTGTCAAAACTACAAGAGTATAGATTGAAAGAATTAGAAAAACATGGATGTAAAACGGAGATATATAAAGGAGGCGGGATATGATGTAGACGAATACTTTGTAGAGCAATTACAAGGTTTGGATATTCGCACAGGAATTAAAATTGCTAAGTTTATAGAAAAGAATGTAATTAAAATTCCTATGAATCGATTAGTGTCTACTGTATTAGGAGGATTAATAGTAGATGATGACAATAATCCTATTACTTTTGCTGTAGAAATTATAAAAGACAGTTCTCCCCACACTATTTTATCTGATCTTACACTTATAGAGATGGATGAGTACTTAGATTTAATCAACTTAAATAAAAAATTAAATGCAAAACGAAAAAACAAACGCTCTAAAAAAGATAGTTGAAGAAATATGCAGCGTTAATTTAGAACTAAAAAGCCAGAAGAGGGAATATGTAAATGCTCGGGCAATTTGTTATAAAATCCTTCGAGACACTGAGTATATGAGTTATAATTTTATTGCTCGTCAGTTTAAAAAGAATCATTCTACAGTGTTAATGTCAGTACGAGACTTCCCTTATTTAATAATGAGCGATCGCCAAATGGAAAGAGACTACGAAGGAATCTTAGCTATCTGGAAAGGTATGACTAAAGAATATATAGAGTTAAAACCTCTTGAAATAAAAAAACAATTAAAATATTTGGAGGAACAAAATAAATTGTTAAATTTGTCATTAATTGATGTTCAAGAAAAGTATGATAAAAGATTAAAACAACTTGAAGATCGTTTAAACCATCAAAAAATGAGTTATATATAGATGTCACGAGTAGCCACTGAAGATACTCAAATGATAAGTCACATTGAATACACATGTGATAGCATCCATGACTTCGGCGACCAACTATATGAAGACTTGATGGATAGAGAACACCAGAAAGCTACAGAAAAAGCACAAGAACTTATAAAGCTATTGTCTGACCTCATACAATCTATGTCAGATGAAATATAATAATATTAATGCCTTATAAAAACCCTGAAGACCAGGTAGCTGCAGCAAAACGTCATTATCAAGAAAATAAGGACAAAATTAAGGCCCGATCATATGAGCGAAATAAAGTGCAAAGAAAAAGGAATAGAGAGTTTGTAAAATCTATTAAGGAAATTTCAGAGTGTATAGATTGCGGAGAGAGTAACCCTTTAGTATTAGACTTTGATCATGTTAAGGGAGATAAAATATTAGCAATTTCTGATATGGCAAACCGAGCTTACGGAATAGAGTCAATATCAGAAGAGATGGATAAGTGTGAAGTGAGATGTGCTAACTGTCATAGAATAATAACAGATAAAAGAAAATATGATAAATGAAATATTAATGCAACAGTTAGAGGATAATGAATGTCTTCTTGCGGCTGGTTATGACTCAGCTTTAATAGGAATAACGGAAGGACCTAATCCAGTAGCTGTATATGACGCTGATGAGTGTATAAGATGTTTAATGGAAGAGGATGAAGAAAGGTTTAGCGAAGAGGATGCAATAGAATTTTTTCACTACAATACTGTCAATGCTTATGTAGGAAAAAAGACACCAATATATATAAGAAGATATGAATAAACAAATAGCAAAAGAATTAAATGAATTTAGCAAAGTTATTGCTAAAAGATTCTCTTATAAAAATAGAGAAGGAAATGTAAGTAATGAATCGTTTGTAGTGGAGGAAGTAGTGCCAACCTCGGACCATACAGCTATAATCAACTTTAAAAAGAGTAGTGGAAAGATAGGAGTAGCCTTCTGTTATTACATTGCTAAAGGACAATCAAAAGGATGGAAATACTTCTTCCCTACCGATTCTCATATAAACGGATTCCAAGCATTCTTATATTATAAACTGGAAGCAGAGCGTAGAAATTATAATAAGAATTTTTTAGTAGATCAATATAATAGAAATAGGGATCACGATAAACAAATAAAATTTGAAAATGAAATATAATAATATAAAAACCGTTCTAAGAAACAACATTAAAACTAATGTTAATAATCTATGGACTTGGGATAAGCAAGGAAAAAGCTTTACTTGTATTTATCATAATTATAATGATGACCTCCCTATATATACTCCTGCTCAACTACTGGAAGAAATAGAAAAAGAAATTAAGACGCAAGATTCTTAGCCCGTAAAAGCTCGGCACACTTTTCATACTCTTCAGTATTAGTAAAGTATTCAATTAAAACATCATACACATCATCTACCATAGGTACGTGTTTCTGTTCGGGGCTAAACATAAGATATAATTCCGCGGTATCTTCTATTAATTCTTCTAATGTTTTTTTACCTAATAATAGATTATAACTATGACGCATACAGGAGTCTTCGTTAAAGTTTTTCATTTATTTTATTATTATATATTTCTTGCGGTTTCTAATTAACATTACTCCTGTTTGTAATTCATTTACTTCTCTCCCTAATAAGTTATACATTTTATTGTAAGTAATTTTATTAAAGGTTAATTCATTTATAGATACAGGGTTACTCATACTAAATAATATCCATGAAAACCCATCGTATATTAAAGAGTCACAATGCGTACATATTTCTAATGTGTTAGTGGTATATAGATAAGCATCATAACAAAGTTTAATTGTATCTGAAGTTAGGATTTGCCCAAAGAAAAAATCCATACCTACCCCTGAATAACAGGTGGTAGTATTACAAGCCTGCCAATATACATCTATTGAGTCAGGAGAAAAGGGGATGAGTGCTGTATCAACACCTACAAACAAACCTTGTCCTTGATCGGTCCAATACGTTATTGAATCACATGGGTTAACCTGTGCTTGAGTTTGAAGTATAATTAAACCAAATAAAATTATAATTATTTTTTTCATATTAAAATTCTAACTCTAAAGATTTATCTAACTCTTTCATTTCTTTATCCAGTGCCATCTCTTGCTCATATAGGTCTGGGAAATATAATTTCATTTCTTCTTTACTTAGTTTAGTTCCTTTCTTTCTATCGTCTTTATTAATTACATAGTCGGAGTAATTAAACAATCTTAAGAAATCTTTTTCAGTACCACCCTCTCCTAATTTATCAATATTCTTAGCATACTTAGCAATGTTCACCAGTGGTAGAGGAAGTTTGGTAGGGGTTAATGATAATTCAGTTACTCTTAATATTAATTTCTGTGTTAATTCTGCTTTCTTTTTAGGGTCTTTTGTTTTTTCTGCTCTCGTATAAAGGGTAGTGATTTCTGTCATTACATTTAGTGGAGCTAATGATTTAGTAGTTCCAGCCCATGGCTTATCTTGAGCGGCATCAGCTAACATAGCTATCACATCTCCTGCTATAAATAAAGCATTGAAGTTTCCAATAATTGCAGCTCTTAATAAATCTTCTTTTTCTTCATCCTCTAAATCGCTTAAGTCTGGGAAACCAAGAGCAACAAACTGGAAGAACATAGGCATAACAGTATGGTACATAGCTAACTGTCTAATATTTTCACCTAAAGTTCCCTGTCCTGCATTTTTATCAAAAGCTTTTAACTTACGATATAAGTTTCTCATAGCTCCAAATTCTTTTCTTAAGTATTGTTTAGGAGTAGTTAAGAACATATTAAAAGAACGAATGATAGGATCAGATGTTTGATAAAAATCTTTATCTTGTAAATCTGCTGATTGCTGAGTGTTCTTAGTGTCATCTTCAAACTTTCTAATAGCATGATCAATCGCTTGTTGCTCAGTAGCAGTTGGATTTTTCTTCTGAAACTCAGCTTTATAATAAGAGTAGTTAGGACTTCCTCCTAAAAATATAGCGCCTAAATCTCCATACTTTACAGGGGCCATCATTAATTTTATTATAAAATTATCAGAAGGGTTAAACTCCAGATTACCCATAGCGGTATAACTTTCTATAACACTTTGTATTCTTTCGGAAGCTCTGTCTTGTACATACACAGAGTTGTTCCATATCTCTTTATATACTTTTATAGCTTCTGTTTTATTCTTAGCGGCATACTTTATATAATTTACAAATCCAATATCATTTGCAAAAGTAATAAAGGAAGTCATTTGTTTTAAGAAAATAGTAGGGTTAGCACCAAGTCTTGCTGATATAAACATATTATTAATAGCATTAATAAATTTACCACGCGCTGCATTATTAATACCTCTTCTTGCTATTTTTTCTATAGAACTTCTAATTAGAAGTAAAGTTCCTTCTCCATTATTATCTTCAATAGCTTGAGCAATTAATGGATCATCAAACATTTTGTTTACATCTCTTACTGCTTCTGCATGTGATGCAAACCACTCCATATCTGTAGTGTAAGTAAGCATTACATCCATCATATCCATCTTAGTGATAGGCTTAGTATTAGCTCTTCTTACTTTAGTTGAAGCCGCAGACACTTGATTGTTAGATTTAATATCTGTTCCTAATAAGTCTAAAGGATTAGGCACATTGGCTTCCCTGTAAATTCTACCAGCATACTTATCATTCCAAGGTAGATTGGTTCTATAAATAGCTTTATACGTCTTATTATAATGGTCATATAAAGAAGGATAAAATTCCTCTACTAACCAGTCTCCTATCTCCTTGGTTTTGGGATCAACTTTTTCCATAAGACCATCCATAATACGTTTATGATCTTCCCCAAAGAAAGGGTTGTCAGGATTAGCAAACGAAGGAAGGTTAGCCGGGTCTTGGTATTGCTGCCATTGATAAAGTATCTCGCTTTGACTCATGATAATTTCATTATCTGTTATAACTTTATTGAGATTCTTTTTATTTTTTCTACTTGGATCCGCATCATATTTTTCTTGCGCTTTTTTCACTTCAGCAGGGCTAATATAAATTCCAGTATTAATAGGCTTTCTCATATTAGTAACTGCAGACTTCCATTTTTTACCAAACACTTCTTGTAATTTAGTTTCAATATTTTGGCGATTACCTTTCATTCTGGCCTTATATACTCTTAAGCTTTCATTAAACTTATTGTATACCATCTTACGAACTTTACCTCCTATCAAATCTCCAGGCAATTTGTCAATTATATTCATTAACCCAGATAAACTTTCGCTTGCTTTTACGAATGAGTTTAACGCTAAGTCTATCGACCTCATAGCTTTTTTAAATAAGCTATCTGTTTCACGTCTGGCTTTTCTTCTGGTTCTCTTTCCTTGTGTTTTTTTTGCTTTAGCTACTTGCTCTGGGTCACTCATATCTACTTTATCTCCAGTTACCGCCTCATAGACAGTCTCCTTATTATCCATGTATCTTTTATGATCCTTTTTAAGTTGTGCTTTAAATAATTCTTTTCCTCTACCAACTACTTCAGTTAGAAGTTGAACTGCCTCATTTAAACTTTGCACTTTATTTACATCAGTGCTCTCCATTAAGGTAGCATTATTAAGATTGATTAAGATTTTAATATCTATTAATCTACTTAAATCTCCTTCACTTAATTGTTCTGACTTATTAGTTATTTCGTTAAACTCTTGATTGAGTTCTAAGTTTCTTTTTACTACATCATCAGCCACCATACTATCAGTAACCATATCTTTCTTTAAAGCTTTCAGCCTATCATTTACATCTACTGATATCTTCTTCCCTTTCTCTCTACCGCTTTCTACTTTCTCGTACTGATCATTTAATAGTTTATCAATAGTTGTTTCTAAATCAGCTACTTGTATAGTAGTAATTTTATCTATTACCTTTTGTATAAGGTTGTCTATATTAGCTTCCGTTGCATTAGTAACATCAGATATTAAAGTAGTTATCTCCCCTTTAGTATATAGCTTTGCTGGTAAAGATCTTCTAATAAAGTTTCTTAATTTAGACTGAACAGCCTTTAATTCTTTAGCTCCTCGCTTAGTATCTTTTAATGATTGTCTTAGGGCTCTAAGCTTTAAGTTAGTATTTTTCATTGGGCGAACTCCTAAAGATTTTTGCATACCTACAATCATTTCTTTTTGAAGAGTAGATAATGCTTTTCTTTTTGGGTCGGCTTGATTTTTAAACAATTTGCTTTCTTCTAAAAACTGTACAGCTTTATCAAAAGTTGCTGCGTCAGTAGCTTTATTTTTTATTTGCCACTTCTTAGATTTCTCTATGATGTCAGTATAAAGTCTAACACCTTCATTCATTCCTTCTTTTATATTAGTAAATGCTTCAGGAATATTAGAGAATATATCGACAGGAACTTTAAGTAAATCGACTACATCTTTAACTTTCATTTTCTTTACTCTAACTAAGTAGTCTTTAATAGCTGGTCCTCTAAAGTTATTGGCTCTGGCAATAGTAATTATTTCTACCGCATCCATATCTGTGGTTAACACGTCTGCCACTTGTTGTCTTTGCTGAGACATTCTAAATAACTTACCATCTGGTTTTATAATACCATAACCATAAGGTTTAGTTGGTGGTCCATATGTTTTTAAACTATATCCTAATTCTTTTAGTATTCTATTAAGAGCTTGAGGATTAGATAATGTTCCTGGTAAAAAATTCTTTTTGTTAATACCACTTTGTTGTGCTAAGGACCTTATCCTTTGTAGGGTATTTTTAACAGCAGGGGTATCTTCAATTAATCTTATCTTTTTAAATCCTCTTATAGTATCTAATTGATTCACAAACTTCTCTTTCCCATCTATTACAGTCCTTGCGTCAGGCTGTTTGTTATACACATCTCTCTCCATAGTTACCTCTACTAATGGTTTCTGATATTGACTTAAGCCATCAATATCTTTTATAGTAACTGCTTTCCTTGATATATTAATAAACCTACCACCATATCCTTTAGTCAAGAATGTAACTCCTGAAGCATCATCTTTATATACTCTTTGCTTCTCTATATTAAACACTACTTTCTGCTGACGTTGTTTAGTAGTTTTTTTCTTTTCAGTTACTTTAGAGTCAGCCTTTTTTACTTTACCTTCCACCACACTTACATTTCTTACCGCATAAGGCTTACCAGATTTTTGAATTAATACTTCTCCGCCTGGCTGTCTATTTTTTAATAAATGTAAGATAGGTTTACCACCATCTTTTAATGATATATGAAATGGATAACTTGGATGCGAGTCTTCTTTTACTTCTACCTCATTATTAACTTCTATTACCGCATACACATCCCCTACATTTAGACCTTTAGTTAATTTTTCTGCAGCAATACGAGCAATTAAATCTACAAGAGATTGAGATCCAAATTTTGTTTCCCCTTTAGTTACTGACCTTTTAATATCTCCACCTAAAAATTTTGCTATAGCTTGTTGACTTGGTTTATCTAATGTTTTAGCAATCTCACCAACTATATCTTTAACAACAAAACCTCTCTTTTCAAAAGTTGTTGTAGTAGGGTCAGTAAAATAATTAGCTATATCGGTTTTTAAATCTTTTGCACTTTGACGTAAATCAATTATACCTCCCGCTTTTTTTACCGCTGAAGATACAGCACTTCTAAAAATAGAAGGAGCAATTAAATTATTATCTAACATGGTATTTAAAATAGCCAACGTAGAGGTAACTCCCGAAGCACTACTAACTAACTTAGCATCAGTACCTTTAGTTAAAACTAAATATGCTTTACCATTATTATTTTTTAATTGTTTATTCAAACTATTTGCTATTGTATTAGCAGTCCCCTTTTTACCGGAAGCCCAAACATCTCCAAACTTAGTTACAAAAAATACACCTCCTTCTCCTTCAAAAATTACCTTTCCTTTATATTTAATCTCTCCCGCTAACATATCATCAGGAGCAGTTATAGTTACTTCCGAATCTTCTATAAAAGAAATATCTTTCGGCTCAGTAATTAAACCTGCATTAATCATGTCAGCTACACTTTCTTGCTGAGTATATGTCACTTCAAAATCTCCTACCTGATTTTTTTGTAAAGCTGATGCAGGATTTTCTACCACTTGCCCCCCTTCAAACGCATCTAACTGCGTTACTTCTTCAGTAGCAATCTCCGTTCCTTCTTTAACTTTCTTACTAATAGTATTTAATAAATCTAAAACATCTGCATCTGTATCAATAGCTACTTCTATCTTTAACATCTTAGCTACTTTCTCAAACCATTTACGTACAATACTTTTTTCAGGTGCAGCGAGTGATGGGTAGTTGTCGGCTAATATACCAACCAACTCAGAAAGATATTCTTCGTTTTGGAAGTTATCATACTTAGCTGCAAAGTCATCTAACTGTTTGATTAATTTTTTATCTTTTACTTTTCTCTTAACAGCTTTCACCATTCGATCTGTAACCTCAGCTATCTTAATATCAGTTCCATACTTGGTATATAACACCGCATGAAATACCTCATGAGCTATGGTTTTATTATTAGCCAAAGGCATATTAATATGAATAGTATTAGTACCTGGATCAAAAGTTCCTCTGGTATTTTTAACATCTGCATATTTATTGTAAGCTTCTTGAGACCTATGAACCACTACCTTAGTGTCAGGTAATATTTTAGTTATTGCTTTAACTGCTTTAGTAGCTAAGTTAATTATCTTATTCTCATGCTGATCTACTGTAGTGTTAGGATTCTCTTGAGTAAATACGTCAGAGTTATAATAACTATCATTCTCCGTAGTAGTTTTTTCAGTAACCGTAAAGTTATCATTTACTATTTGTCCTGGAGTTTCATCCACTATTTCATTAGTAGTTACTTCTGTTTCTTCAGTAACAACATCATTATCATTAAGGAAAGATTCTAAGTCTCTTGACTCAGTATCTATTTCCTCCTGCGTTGGCGCGTCAACATCGGTTTGTTCTTCTTGGATACTCTCTTCGGTAATGGTCGCCTGGGTGTCTCCATCTCCCACTGCTCGGCCATCTTCGGTTTGTTCTTGTACATCCACGCTCTCTGTGCTTGACTCTTGAATGGCATCTTGTTTAGTTTTAAGTTCTTGTTTTCTTTTGGCTACTACTTTTTTGTTTGCTATATTTTCAAACCCTTCTATTGTTTCTATATTAGTGATATCAGCTCCTTCTTCAGCTACATTTAACTCAATAATTTTTTCATTAGCTATATCATTATCTTTAGCCAAAGTTTCTGTCTGAAAAGTATTTCCTTCAGCATCTTTATACCTTAAAATCCTACTACCATCTTTAGCTGTTGTAACTTCTACTGTCACTTTATTACCATCATCATTAATGGTTTCGTAAGTTTCTCTTTTTACAGCGTCTGAGTCTTGAGTAACTAATTCATCTTCTGTTACTTCTACCTCTTCTGTTACTTCCTGGTCCATGATAGCGTCAATCTTTGCATCAATCTCAGATAATTTTTTCTTTCCTGCTCTTGTTGTGTTTCCTTGTAATGCTTGTTTCTCTCTTTCTAAAGCTGTGAGTTCTGCAATAGCAGTCTCATCTGTAATTCCTGCTTCTTTTAATTGGTTTATGATAGCAGATTCTTGTACTAACTTAGTCTTTCTTGCTTTAGCAATTGCTTTTAACTCAGGATCATTTACAATCTCTATATCCATTGCAGCAAAAGCCTTGTCATCAGGAGTGTTAATCATTTCCACCATAGTCTTTCTATCGACTACCCCCATAGTACCTTTGTTGTTTATTTTATAAACAGGCTTGGCTAATTGAGTACCATATAGATAAGTTATAGGAGTAGTAGATGTTCCTGCTATTCCCTCAAAACCAATCTCTTTAATATCCATGTCTTGCCCTACTACTGCTCGAGCTGCCGCCTCACCTGTAGAACCCCCTACAGCCTCTACTCCAGCTGCTGCTAAAATCCTGGCTCCCTTCTTAGCTCCTGTCTTTGCCATACCACCTACTAATTTTCCGCCAAGTCCTGCAGCATATCTATCTACAATACCTATAATAGCCCCTCTACCTGCTGATTTAGCACGTATACGACTCATAGCCTCAGGGTCATTAAGAACCTTTCTAATATCTTCTTTAGTAAACTTTAATCCTTTTTCTTCTAACTCTTCATTTAAGAACTCAGCAAAAGATAAGCCTGTCTCCAAGGTAGCACCTGCTGCTCCCATAGCAAATGGTATACTGGCAATTCCTCCTGCTACTGCACCTAAAGGTCCCGCTCCAGATCCTGATAAAGCAAACCCACCCGTAGTAGCACCGGCTGCGGCTAATGACGCTGGGTTGAGCATAGCTGAAATAGAACTAACAAATAATTGAGGAGCAACACTTGGGCTTTCTAATAATCCTTTTAAGAAACCATATATACCACCACCCGACTGTTCAAATACTTTATCAAAATCCTTCATCTCATCAGATGGTCCACTGGATGTCATAACATTATGAGCCGCTATAAAATCTTCAATGTCTGAATCGGAAGCACTCTTTCCTTTACCAAATATCTCTAAGGAGTCATCTACTAAACCAGCCTGTCCTTGTCCTTGAGATCCAGCTCGATACATATCTCCAAAAAAATCAGTGAACTCATTCTTTCCAAACGTTCTTTCAAGAGCTGTGTTTTTTTCTCCAGGAGTAAGGTTTTGTAATTCTTCTTCAGTAAGATCAGTAGAGCCTTCTAAATTAATATAACTGGCTGTGTCTTCTACTTGGTCTGGAGGAGTTTCTATTTGTGTTTGATCTTCTTCAACAACCTCTTCAGTAACTACTTGAGGTTGTTCAGGAGTTTCGGGAGACAAAGGCACCGATGTACCAGGCTCTTCCACCACCTCTGTATCTGATTCCATAACTTCCTCTTGAGAAGAAAATTGTGAATCGTCTTTTTTTTTTAACTCAACAAAGTCATCTGTAAATTGCTCAATATCAGCATACATACCTTCAGGTATAAGTTCAAATATAGATTCTAATCCTTCTTGTTCTAAATCTAATTGAAACTGCTCCATTGAAGAGTACATTCCTTCAGGGATTAATGAATATAATTCTTCTAATTTTTCCATTCTTATGCGTTAAAATATGCTACATAATCTGCAGCTGTCTTGCCTGGGTTGGCCTCCATCCATTCCGTCTTGGTTAATTTTTTATCTTTATTACCAGAATCAAACTGCGACTTACCAGTGTTTGCTCTTTGTATCTCTCTTTGTATTGCTTCTCTTACTGCTTGTGCTATACCTGCGGTTCCTCCTGTTTTCCCGTCAGCAAATACATCGGCATATTCTACTTCTTCTTCACCAATAGTAATAAGCATTTTATCATCTTCTATACCTCCCGCTTTACCTACTTGAACTTTAATCTCTCCTCCGTTCTTAGCGTAGAAGTCTTTTAATCCTTTAGGAATAAAATTAGCCGATTCTAATAAATTAGTAAATCCTACTTGAACATCTGCCTCTCCATCACTTGAGAAGCCATATTCAACAAGTTCAGAACCAAGATTACCTCCTGACTCACTATCAAAAAACTCATCATAAGTTTGTGATTTTTTTGATATAGGGTCTAATATAACCACATTCACCGGTAAAGTGTATTTAATTTCATCAGCAGCCACTGTACTTTGAGCTCCTCCTTCTCCTATATTTTTTCCTACATCATTACGCTCCTTCCACTCATCATAAGTTCCTTCTGCTTCTACTAACTTATAAATCTCTCTATTTAACTCATCAGTAGTTTTTAATTTTCCTTTTTTATCTTTAACATCAATATTTTTTGATACCTTTCCTTTTACCTTAACCTTAAATGAAGTAACTACATTATTATCATCTACCACTCTTTCAATGTCTTCTATTTTTTCAGAACTACTTATTAAATCTGCTGCTGCCGCTTCTGCCGCTGTAGCATCTCCTGTTACTAATAAATTAACACTTTGTCCTGAAGCATCTATTCTTTTATCTTTATCTCCTTTCGCAATAGAAGCAGGATTTGGTTGTTGTGGTTGAAAAGAACTTTCTTTCATTGTTTCCTTACGGTCTAAAGCTCCTCTAATAGATCTCTTTATATAATCTCGAGCTATGGTTTCTTGACCTTCGGTTATAGCCGGCTCTACTACTACACCATTTTCTTTATAACCCATTACAATAATAGGGTTCTCAGATGGTTCAGCATTTGGATTATCTTTTAACCACTTATCAAATTCTTCTTGGTCTCCTCCTCTAAATGCTTCTTTATATTTATTTTTAACTCCACTGTCTGCTAATATACTACCTACCGAAAAAGCTCCTTGAGAATTAAGAATTTCATTAGCTTTATCTGTTATATAGTTATCAGCATCCTCCGTTTGCATAAAATCTTCTATAGTAACTACCGCTCGAGAACTACCATCTACTCCCATTGTTGTAGCATTTCCAGCAAGGATATATGTTCCTAACTCCTCTACGGAAGATTTTACAAATTCCCCTACATTTACTTTGTTAATCTCTTGCTTACTAATAGCAGTCATTCTGTTAAGACTAATTAAGTCATCTGGTCCTGTTAGTAAATTCCCATCCTCATCTATCCTACCAAATGCTAAATTCCCTGTATCAGGATTAGTAACTAATTGTAAATTTTTAAGATTACCAAAAGACTCCATTCGTTCTCCTAAGTATTGTTCTAAAGAACTTGATTCTCCGGACTGCATTCTCTCTGTATACCTTTGAAAATCAGTATCCCAACTCTTAGCGTTCTTTTGAAACTGAGTAAACCCTGAACTTATATTTTGTTTTAGTTTTTGAAAGTCTTGAGGTCTTAATTCTCCTCGTTTCATTTTTTGTTCTGCCTCATATATTGCGTTAGCTGCTCCGTTAGATCCGTCAATGGTCATATCCATTAACGTCTTGTTATCCATCTGATCTAACTCATTAAGCTTATCTATGTTAGATTTAGTATCTGCATCTATTTCATCTTTTCTCCTTTGTCTATCAGTAGCTACATTTGAAAAAGCATCACTGATAACCTTTGCTTGTTTTCCCCAATCAACTCTTGACCCCTCTTTAGGAGCTACATAAGTATCAAAATCTATATTTCTTTTTGTTCTACTTGGATCTACTGCCATATTATATTTTTTTATTTACTATTTGAAATAATTAGGAGACATAGCACTTGGAGTAAACCCACCAAGCCCTTCAAAGGGGTCCTTAACATTTAAGCTTGGCCCTCCACCAGAACCAAACGCACTCTTATTTCCTCCCATTAACCCACCTGCCCCTGTTGATAATTGACCTTGAGCTGCTTGTTGTGAAAACTGTCCTCCACCACCTGATGCTCCTGCAGCTGGAGTTGTTGCCCCTGCTGTTTTTCCACCACCTGGATATAATTTAGCCATAGATCCTACTCCGGAAGCTACTCCCGCTATTCCTTGTATTCCTTGTGATATACCCTGGGATTGAGCAACTTTTGCTTGTGCGGAAATTTCATTTTGTTGTCTCGCGTTAGCCACATCCATCTCTATGAGCTGTTGATTCATAGCGTCTTTAGAGGTAGCTTTCATCTCATTTAAATCAGAGATTTCTTCACCCATAGCAATACGACTCTTCTCGGCTTGAGCACCTGCAGCTGCTCCTACTCTACCTACCCCAGCGGCTAATGCTCTGGCATCCCCCTCTTGAAGAGCTTCTGTACTTTGTTGAGCTACCGCTAAGTTGTTTTCAAACTCCGCTTCATAAGCATCTAAAGGAACCGCTAATCCTCCGTAAAAATCTTTTTCAGCTTTTTTCTTTGCATCATCCATAGCATTTTGGGCTGCTGTTGCAGCTTCTTCTCCGTCTCTTTTTGCTTGTGATGCTGCACTAAAACCTTGATAAGCTGATACTCCTGCTGATGCTATACCTACTACTGCTGCTGTTACTGCTGCCATATTATATTGTTTTAATCATTTCATGGGTGTAAGAATTACCCTCTACAAACCCTACTTTTTTATATACATTAATTAAAGGTTGATTTTTAATTAAAGCGTATACATATTTCTTTCCCAATTTTTCTGCTTTATCACTTATAGTTTTTACTAATAACTCTAAAGCTTCTTTTCTTTTTTGTCTATCTTTATACTTTAAGTTAGAGATAATCCAATCACACCATGTTGCCTGTGAGTTAGTTATGTACATAAAGCCAGCACAAATAGGCGTTTCTCCATCATAAACTATAAACCCTCCCGTACCATTATCTGGTAAAAAATCTCGTGAAGGAGGAGTCCATCTCCATTGTTTCCACCACCCGCACAGAATCTCTTCATAATCCTTTTCCTTTAACGGTAATATATTTAATTTCATTTATGCAAAGATAACAAAAATCTATGGATAACTTTTCATTACACTACTCCCTACAGAAAACAGTTCTACAGGTTTTAGAGAATCATTTTCTAACGTGAATTGCATAAAATAACCACGAGCGCCATGAGACTCTGCTTGAGCATTTTTTATAAACATAACATATGTATTGTTAGAAGGTACTACACCTACAGTTCCAGCTGGATCCGTTGCACTACAATCTACTATTATATTATTAAGATTTCTATTTACCGCCGTAACTTTACCATTAAAAACTTGAGGCCCAGCCGGCAAGGGATAAACGCCAGGAATAGAGCTATATATAAAATCTCCCACACTTATTATACTTCCTATTTCTATAGTAAATTGGATAGTAACTCCTGCAGGGAATCCTGAAACAGCAGTACAAGTACCCATCCCATTAGCAGATCGAGCACTCCAGTTTATAGTAGAGGTATTTTCTCTTAAAAAAGTAAACCACTCTCTTTCTTTTTGGACAAAGTAAGTATCTAACATAGACCCTGTACTTAGTTCTGTGATTAATGAAGTGCACGTCCATGCCTCATCACTCTCATAAGACATTGTTTTAAAAAGCTTAATCGTCTGAGGCTCAGTATTAAACACTCCTGTTATTTGAGAACTCCCTTGCACATTATAATAATTGTTACGCAGGTCATTAGTATTATGTCTAAATAAATTACCTCCTTTAAAACTATAGAAATAACTATTCATACCCACCATCATTTCCGGAATAAAAGAGTAGAAAGAAGGCCAGCCCGCAGCCTCGCCGCTATATGATAAAGTTTTAGAATCGTATTCAGACATAGTTATATTTTTTATACTTTAGTTTTTATTACACCATTTACTACTTCTATACACGCTATATTTCCAGAGGAAGGATAGTTGGGATCATATACAAAATAAAAAGCATCTGCCAGAGGAGTTACCCCGTTAATATCCGTAAAGACCCAGTCGTGAACCTGAGGGTATGCATTCCCGTTAGTGTTATGATAATAGTAAGTAACAGTTAAAGGAGTGTTAGCTGCAGTAGGACAATCAGTTCCTGGACCATAAGCCATTTGCATAGAAGACAATGGAGCCGGACACTTTACTTCTAATGAAAAAGATTGACCTGCACATAATGGCCCATCTATTACAAATTGTATAGTAGATGGAGTAGTGTTAGGTTTAGGTATTACCATGGTATTTATTCCGTAATTAGGATTACCTGTTCCAACATTAACCAAATCACACCCACCTGATGCTTGATTCAAATAAGGCCCCCATGTAGGAGTAATCCCTGTGGGAACAAATGTAGACCCAGTATTTGAATATTCGGTTCCGCTAAATGTGTTTCCATTAGACCCCAGGGCATTACTAATACAATTATATTGTATACCTAAATATTCATTACCTAAAACTCCTTGAACATACCCATAATTTGCAGAAGAATATTCACTGGCTGTCACACCATTATAAGTCCAGGTTGCTCGTGCAATTGTATTTTGAGAAGTAAGATTAAATTCTGCTATAACAGCCCCTACCCCTATACCGACATCTACCGTAACTATGAATTTCCCCAAAAGACCACCAGCAGGTGCAATTGCAGGATCATTACAGGCGTAAATACAAGATACGCAAGGTTGAGGTGCACCTAAAATTCCACCCGCCATCTCTCTATATATACCACCTTGAGAATACCATCCATTAGGAGCAGGAGTAGTAAGAGACGCATTAGTACAGAGTACTGTAGCAAATTGAAAGCTGCTTCCGTCATAAAAATAAGTTCCTAAAGTTGCCATATCATTTAATTTTTTAACATTTACCTGAATCTATTACCGCTCCATTTACCCCTATTTCAATCCAATTTTTAGGTTGCGCTGCAGAAGGTTGATTAGGGTCTACAATATAATATCCTGGTAACACATAGTTAGTAATAGGAGAGCATGAGCTGCCTATATAGGCTACATCCCCTACCAGCGGTATATTAGTACCATTGCCATGGAAGGAATTAAAGCTTGCTCCTTGCGTGTTAGTATTAGTAGCACATACACTTGTAAGAGAAGTTCTCGCTGGGCCAAACCAAGTCGTCTTACAAGTTGGGGTGCATAGACAGCACGCTGCTTCCGGACTATTTGCGTCATAACATAATTCACTGTTTCCTACTTCTCTTAAATCCCATACTAAATATAAATACTGTCTACTTGCTGGGAAATTTCCTGAAGTAGTAGTTACTGAAGCCTGAAATACCCCATTAGAAGGATTAGATATTGGAGTCATATCCGCTAAACTTGAATTTGATAATAATAAATTTATATCTGAAGCAGTGTTATTATACAGAGTGTTGCTTGATAACCACTTAAATTTATCCTCCGCACTATTAAACACAAAATCATCAAACCCTTGTTTTATGCTCTTCATAGTAATAGTTGCTCCCGTATTAGGGAACGCTCCTATAGACCTAACACCTACTTGAGATATATATTCAGTAGGAGTTGAGGTTCCAAAAGAAGCCTGTTGAGTAACTTGAGGACTCACATAAGATCCAAAATTATAGTTATATGCAAAATGTATAAACTCTCCAGTATCATTAGGAGAAGTCAATACAATTCTTACAATTGTTAATTCATCTTGAGGAGCGCAATTTACTGTAATTCCATAAGAAGCGGATGGATTTGCAGCATTAATATTAGGCTCCACTAATATGTCTATAGTAGTGGGAGCATTAGAGGTTTTATTTATAGTAAGAGATCCATTAGTATCTGTCGGTCCTATACTAACAGGCACATTATTCCATGTAGCTGTAACTGTAATTTGCCCACTTGTTACTGTAAAAGGAATTGTAATGGCTCCTATACCGTTACCTACATTTACACTGTAAGATAAATTATTAACCGCATTAGCCTGGGTTAAAGTAGTTCCACAAGGAGTTCCTTGTGAAGGTAAAGGAATAGCTTTATTATTAGTAGATAAAACATACTCATTCATATATGGATCAAACCCTCCTAATTTTTGAGTTTGTAATTGAGCGGCAAATTGATCTCTAAACCATGACCTCATTCCGGAGTGAGAAATTATTTGGATCTGATCAGTATTTCGAGATGTCCCACGTAAGTTTATTACAGAACCTCTTTTAGCATCTGTAAAAAACATATCAGGACCCCAAGAACAAAAACTTTCTGGATTAAAGCTTATCCCATATTCTTCTATTCGAGCTACCTGAGTTCCTAAAACTTCAGGTACAGAAGCAATAGCCCCCCCTCCAGTAGAATCTGTAATAACATTTTTACTTGCTAATACATAGGATATTCTATCTTCTTGTAATACTAAAATATCTGTTTCTCGTGAGTGTAATAATTCTATAGGACCAAATGCGCTTTCACAATCTTTATAATTTAATAGTCCTAAATTAAACTCATTTAAATTATTATTATTAGCAGCACCACTAAATACTCCACTATATGTTAATCCAGAAAAACGATGAGCTTCTTTAAACTCTTGATTAGAAACCGCCAACACTCTTTGCCCTAAATTAAAACTCTTTGTTCCAGGAGCATCTGATATTCTAAAGCTTTCTATTCCATTTCCAAAAGTATAACAATCTCCAAAATGTAAGGTGGTTTGTAAGGTGGGAGAAACATTGGATTGATCAACATCACCATCGCTATTCCCCGACTTATGGTATCGAACAGAATTAACAGGGTCTGTATATATATCATACATATCCGAGGCATCATAAAATAAATTAGGATCTACCTCTGAAGGTTCAGTCTCAAATGCAATTAATCCTCCCCCTTTTAATACATCTATTCTTATCCCCACATGCGCAGGTCTTGTGTCTCCCCAAAAATTAGAACACCTTCTAATACCAGCCCTATTTCTAAAAAGTAAAGATGTACCGTTTTGATATACAAATAATCTTGTCTGATCACATGCTGCCCCAATAGAGTTAAGAGAGGGATATGGCCCTGCCCCATTATTTAAAAACTGCTTACATGTCATATTCTGCGCGGTCCCTGTAGTAAGATTTACTACATCACCTACCCACCATAGATAAAAGTTAGGATAATATTGACTTACAGTAAAAGTTTCGTCAAATTTATATTTTCTTTTAGTACAACTTCCGTTCCCTACACTTCCTCTCCAATTATCAATATATATTCTAACCTGAGAACCTGCCGGTAAATCGTAAGGAGTTCCACTACTACCCAGCGTCCAATCTGTATTTAAACTATAATCCTCAGCTATATTACAATTGGTAGAAGTAGAGCTACGGCTTTTTAACCCATACTCAATTATAGCGCCATCAGGCACCTCAGTAGCAAACCCCCCCGGTTTTAGTTTCATATATACTCCAGGAGGATTTTGGGGAGCTGATGTCATATCATCATCATTCCTACCAAATGGCTCTATTGCTAATACCTTACATGTAATCTCGCTGTTTAAAGGCCCTTGTGTATCCATCTTAACTATAAGATTCATCCCCACAGTAACAATATTAGAGTTATTTCCCTCTAATAGAAACCAGTACACAGAAGGATCATCTACATCTTCAAAATATTGCAGGGAATATATTGTAAAATAATCTCCTTGACTTGGCTTTACTACAAACTTATATTTTTCCGCCCAATAAGGAGGTAAATTGGATAAATTTACTTTAATAGTATTTTTATCTATAGAGGCAGAAGGGGGTACATAGACAGTATTATCATTAGAAACTAATACAGTAGATGCTCTACCATATCCATCCATATATACAATTCCTGTTTCATAATCTCTATTACTATGTAGGCTTAGAGTATTGGAGGTTAAAAGATATCCTACCGTAGAGCTAAAATCTATAAATTGAAAAAATTCAAATTGTTCACTTATATTTCCCGCTCCATCATCATAATAATAAGTAGCGGCAGGGATTTGAATAGAAAAAGTACTTCCAGAAGTAATATATTTAAACCCTTGAGGAGTACATACTGCAGTACTTCCAGGTCCAGGATTACCCGGATTAGAACATGATGAAGTAATAGAAGTATTAATAATTTCTAAAAGTGTATTAGGAGGAGCCTGTATATAGTTATTAAATTTATCAGTTAAAGTTCCCCCTTGATTAGAAAGATTTTCAGGTAGTAAAGGTTGAACAGGAGGTATAGATACTCCAATAGGAACTTTAAATTCTGCCGAGTTCAACATATCGCTTACCGTCGNATAGNNGGTAGTAGCAGTAAAAGTCCACCCTATGTCAAAAGGACTTGTGTTTTTAAAAGAAGCGTCAGTGTCAGGGCCTCCATTAGTTTGAGGGTTGTTAGGCCCTGCTGCAGATTGCATACTAACGGAAAAAGTAAATGTCAACCCAGCTTCTATAGGAAGATCTACAGCTGATAAGTCAAAAGTAATTTTAGTTTCTATAAAAGATCCTGTTCCCGGTTGCCCTATACTATAAGACACTCCAGTCGATGATACCGGGGTAGGTAACCCTACACCGCCTATCTCTTGAATTTGATGTTCAGTATTATAATTTACAGCAATATTTTGACCGTTGATGTTTGCAATATCATATCCATCCACATAATTTCCGTAAATTAATCTATTTCCCTGTATGGTCTGAGCTTTAGCAATTCGGGGTACATTATCATATTGCCTTAATAATTCATCTGAACCTAAAGTAGTGAATATTTTACTATTACTAAAAGTTAAAGTCTGAACATTATTATCCGCCCATCCTAAATCTTTTTTATTATATCTTTCTATTACATAAATAACATTAGAGGTACTTTCTTTATATAACAAATCTACTTGAACTACCCTTTTAGATCCAGTAGAAAACTCTATAGTAGCCCCATTAAACCTATTTACCATACCTGCATTACTATAAGTATCTAAGTCAAACTGAAACCCTCTTGGCTGAAAAGCACACAAAGAAAATAAAGACGTGGCACTATACTCTCCGTCTTCATAACGATATCTATAAGCAAAAGATAAAAATCTTGTTTCCATATAATTTTCATCTCCCGGTAAATTCGCTAATGTAACTTTAGGAACAGGTAAAGGGATATTAGTTACGGTTGGATCTTCAAATCCAGGAGGCTTAACAATCACATTTAGATCTTCTTCTACTATACTATCTGCTGATCCCACTGGGTCAGGATAATTTCTTGTAACATTTATATAGCGTGGTGGATTTAAATTATCTGTAAAAAATAATAAATCATCTATTTTATTTACCCCTGTAATTAAATATTTAGGATCAAAATTTAAAATCCCTGAAATAGATATAACATGATAAACAACTAAATTAGTGTTAGTGTTAAAAGAAACAATCATGTCAATTTTATTAGTAGGAGATAGTGGGTTATTAGAGTCATGCACAAACCAGTAAAGAGTCTCTTGCATTCCATCTTCATATACTCCAATACATGATGTTGTAGTAAGGCCTAAAGGGGTTCCTTGATATTGTAAAAAAGTAAGCTGACTATTTCCTTTTGAATTTTCAACTGCACCGATCTCTGTAGTTTCTGTTGATCCCAATCTAACATTAACCGCATCTACGTATTCCCCTTGAGGGATTAAGCGCTCGTCAACGCTTTTATTCATTCTACCTGCTATAAAATTGGCTCTAATATCTGCCATATTACTTTATCCATTTATCCTGACCTCTTAGATTTTGTAAGAGGCGACCAGGGTGTATATTACTTAACCTTAATTTTGCATTACGAAGCAAAGATGATTTGTCTTTTCTTGCTCTATTAACTACATATTCTTGAACCCCGAATCTTCCATTCAAAATAGAAAACTTAATATAGGCATAAATAAATTCCTCAAATAATTTATTTACACTAACCGCAGAATCATCTCCGTTTTCTAATCCATCTGATACATATTCTAATACAGCAAATTTACCAGCCATACCTGAATTAAAATTAATAACCCCCCCTTTTTTATTTATACTAAAAGTTGGATTGCTATTAGCTGTTTCTGTATTTAACCCAAATTCTCCACCTATATTATAATCAAAATACCAGTTTCCATCTATATTCCAACCCATTTGATTATTATAAGGACCAGTTCCTAAATACATATTTTTTTGAGTTCCTTCTAATCTTTTTATATCAAAGAAAGAATCATGAGGTTTTAAAACATTCCCATCTATATCAAATAAAATACGACAGTCATGATCTTGTAAATAAGCGCCACTCCAATTAGTCTGAATATTTTCTGTCATCGGGAATAACATTCCGTTATGCATTAAAGAAATTCTCACCCAATTAACATAATCCTGGGGTAATACAAATCGTAGTTGATCACAAATTTTTAACTCTAATATTTTTACTTCTTTCATCGCATCATAATTTAACTCTTGAATACCACGTTTTGCGTGAAATAAAACTTGATAGCGATTTATATTATTTATAATCTCATTGTTTCCTTGATACATTAACATAAAGTTATTTACAATATCTTCTAAAGAAACATATTGATAGGATCCCCAATTCTCATCCGCTGGACTTCCGACTGGAGGTACTTGATTATTTTCGTAATATTGATATGCTGTAATATATGACATAATTAACTTGTTTCTTGAGTGTCTAAATTCTCTTCAGTTCCCCCAAATTGATAAACCATTTGTTCTCTAATTTCAATACCTACATACTGACATATTTTTGCTATCAAAGTAGGCTCATCAGAATCAGGTAATTCAAAATCCTGGAAGTCACTGGCGGTAGGGTCAAACATTGGCTCTCCACCTTGTAATATTTGCCATGTCCATTTAGGATCTTCAGGGTACCTAATATATTGAGATTGAATATCTCCTGCATTAAGAATAGTTGTAGGGTATACTGTTACTATATTTTCCCCTAAAACATATGCTGGAAAACTTTTACTTGGAGCTGTTAACATAGAATTAGTTAAATAAAATATTTTATTTTGACTTACTCTTTCTACCTCTTTAACTTTATTAGACGCATAAATAATATAATCTTCTGTACCCACTGGAAAAATATCTGCACTTAAATTAAGAGTAGTAGTGTTTACTACTCCAGTTACATATGCCTGTGTTAAATTAGTGGTATTAACCACTAAACTTCCAATAGCTGGTGTAGGTGCTGAAGTAGGAATAGTTGTCCAGCCTACAGCTGACGCATCTAACAGTTGATTCGGATTTACCCCTGTAGCTGTTCCTGTAAAAAAAGGAGTAGAATAATAAAACAACTTATTTATTAAATAATAATTAGCAGGTAAATTAAACGTATTAGAATTATTTTGCGCTAAAAATACTGAAGTAGAAAAACTATCTATTACTTCTACTAATCCTTTAGTAATATCTGCATACCCCGTTCCTGAAGTTCTGTTATTCTCTTTACCTATCCAATGGTTATATTGATAAAAGTAATCTTCAAACATATCCATTTGTGCTTGTTTAGCATAGAGATTAAAATCTTGCGGAGATATATATCCGTAGTTATTTTTATTAGCTATTGCTAATACCGTATTCCGTACCTCATTTATTGATGCTGCCATAAACTTTAAATGTTTTCACAAAGATAGTAAAAAAAAAGAGGTCCACTTTTTTTGTAGACCTCTCTTTACTTACTGATATACTTAATCTAATTAAGCATTTAAAATACTCGTTACAGCTTTCGGTAGATTCATCTCATAATAAGATTTTTGCCAAGAAGTAGCTAAAGCTGTTTCCTGTGCGTCTAAGATAGCTGTGTAAACATCATGAGCAACTTGTGCTGCAGTTGTTACCGTAGTAGTTGTACCATCAACATAGTCGATTGTAACTGTTGCTGCTGTAGCAGTTGCTGTACCAATTGCTTTAACTCCATCAAGGCTGATCAACTGACCAGTGATAGGAGCATTCGTAATTTTAAGAAATTTTGCCATTTTATAAAAAGGTTTTAATGGGTTAATAAAGTGCAAAGATACATAAAAAAAAAGCACCTATTTAAGGTGCTCTCTTTACTATTCTTTAGAAGCCTTCTTTTTCTTTTTAGGCTCAAGATCTATCTTCACTTCTTTTATATCATTCTCAATTTCAAATTTAGGAGCTTCCCCTTTTAACTTTCTTTTTAAAAGTTTGTAGGTTTCAATTCCGTCATCTGTCTGGCAATATGAAGCCACAATATCCATAGGGTCTTCACCAAATGGAACTGTTAAGAATTTCTTTTTATTATTAAGTAAGTTAAAATATACATCTCTTTGTTTATTCTTTAAAGTTAATAGACTGTTCTGAAAGAAAAGAACAACATCATCTTGAATTTGTAAACTTGGATCGTTTAACATATCTATAAAGTCTAACGGATTATTTCTTGAAAAAACTAATACATCTCTTTTTAATTCAGCAGTACTCATAGCATCTACATTAGCTCCTAATAATACTCTTCCAATAGTAGTAAGTTTTTCTATTGATAAATCACGAGCTAAAATTTGAGCCTCTAAAACAATGTTTTCAAGTTCTAATTCCTCAGAAGCATCTTTAGCTTGATTTATCTCTTCAAACAAATGTCCGTTTGATGGATGTAAAGAAAGAAAATGTTGAAGCACTTGATTCTGCTTTCCAACATGTAATAATCCATCTTCAAAAATAATAGGTTCCATTATTATATTACCATCTTGTTCATCTTCAAATGGGCTTTTTTGATTACGAGCATATCTTAACGCTCGATTTTGACCACTGTCTTCATCAAAATGTAAAAGATTAGATCTCTTAGAATGATGTGAAGAAAGCATGTAGGCTAATGGAGATCGCCCGTTTTTTAGTTTATAACTCTTAGCGGAGTATGTTTGTGTTTTTTTCATTTTATTATAATTTAATTAAAGTTAAAAAAAAGGGGAGGAGGTTAATCCTCCCCCTTGAATATTACTGATTATGCATCTTGGAATAAGAAGAAGTTGTTTGCACCTAAAGTACAACAAGCTCTTTCACTCAAGAAGTTAACCTGCATTGCATCTAAAGAAGATGTTCTTGCTCCACCAGCAGAACCAGTGATCCAAGTTTTATATCTTCTGTCTTCAGTCTCAGACGCTCTATATCTAACGTGTAAGAAAGGACGCTTTGCATTTTTACCTAAGATTTGATCGTATACAGAAGTAGATCCAGCTGGAACTAAAAGTCCATTGATTCCACCACCAACAGTATCTCCTCTCATTGAAGCATCATTTAAATACTTCCAGTCAGACTTATAAAAGTCATAACCTCTACGGAATCCTGTGAACCCTAAGTTAAGAGCCATTTCTTCATCATTATCAAATAGACCATATGATGTACCACCCGCTCCATAAGAGTTTTGAGCAGCTAACATATCATCAATATCAAATGAGAATTGACGGTTAACAAAAAGAACATTTTCTTCAATAGCACCTTGCTTATCTAATCTCTGAATAATAGAGTCAAAACCTGCAAGAGTAGTTGGGTTACCACCGCCCCATACATTTCCTCTTGTTCCTACTACATGGAATACTCCTTCAGAACCAGATCCGTTAGCTGTTCCAAGACCAGCACCTACACTTTGTAAGTAATCTGCCGCCCCTGATGCTGCTTCCGCAGGAACTGCTTCAATCATTGCTGTTTCTAAGTAGTCTTCAAAACGTAATCTTGTTTCATGCTCAGACTTCATGTACCATAGGTATCCTGATCCACCATTTTCAGTAGAGATTTCAACCCATCCAATTTGAGCCATGTCAGAACCACTTACCTCGTAAGTATCCTTAATGATAATTGGTTTGTTGTCAAAGAATACATCGTTAGCCTCTAATGAATCAACCATTCCTGAAGTTCCTTTAGCGAACTCAGAACCATAGATCATTATAGAAACTTGTCCAGCACCTACTGGAACTGTTAGTACTGCTTCATAAAACGCTACCGTAATTGTGTTAGCCGTTGGTACAGCCGTTACAATTGCTTTGTTTGAATTAGTAGAACCCGCTGCATTATCAGAGATAAAAATAGTTTGACCTACTCTTACTGCGATGTTTGAGCCTACTGGATTTAACACGTCACTAACAGTAATAGTACCCGCTGCCGTTGTTGCACCAGCTGTGATAGCACAATCTGTATATTTACTATGTAACCTTCCTTGTTCAGCCCATTTTATCATGTCTGAGTTTGAAGGCATTTCAGCGCCTACCATTCTTAAGAATGAAGCTACTGTTCTATTACCATATCTTTCAAATTCTTTCTCATATGTATCTGGAAGATACTGATTAAGAAAATCAAAGTTAGTAATGTAGTTACTTGGTAGGGCTACTCGCTCCGCACTTGGCTGGAGGTCAAACCCTGGTGTTGCATTTACTGCCATAATTTCTAAATTTTTTTAATTTACACTTTTTTTAATACTTCTAATTTTAAGCCCTTTACCACTGCTTGTGTCGCCAACAGCTTTAATTTGCAGCCCATCTTTACGCGGTGACCCTGGGGAGTTTCGCATATCCATGTTTATGTTTTTTGATTTTTTACTTACATTATCTACAGCCTCGGTTACCCCTTGGTTATAGAAAAATTCAGCAAATTTATCAATATTCATTGCTACAGCCATTGCGCGATGGTAACCTTTAGCGTCACTAATCATTCCTGTTTCCTTATCCATAAATTTACCTACGAAATTGTTAACATCTGATTGTTTACTTTTTAACTCTTTACCATCACCAGGTTGGAATGTAAATTCTTTTTCTCCGATATTGAACTCAAAACCTTTGAACTCATCGTTAAAGACCTCGTCGGTCTTATTTAAAAAATAATCATACCTTCTTTTCTGTGCTTCTTGAGCGCTGGTAGACTCCTCTATATAACTTTTATAACCTTGAAATTTTTCTTTGTCCTCATCAGATAACCCACTTCCACTTGACTCAAGAGGAGTTTTATATTTATCTTTTTGTTCATTAAAAAACTTCTTAGCTTTTACAAGTTCTCTTTTCTTTGCTCTCTCAATTTTCTTAATTTCTTTTGGCTCATCTAAATCTTGATCATAACCAAATTTATCTATCATTAAGTCTTTAATATCTTCACTATCTAAACCTTCTTCAGTGTGAGAATAATATTGAGACAACAACCTATCACTGTCCATGTTATCATAGTCCTGTTGTAATTTTACAAAGTCCTCAATTCCACGTCCAGTTTCTTTTTTATACGTAAAGTATGCCGAAACATCTTCAGGTAAATCTTCATTATCTTTAGTAGTTGAAAATAGCTCATCTACTGAAGATATGTCTTTATCGTACCTTTCTTTAATATAAGAAAGAATACTTTTTTCATCTAACCCTTCTTGCTCTTCTTTTTTTACTGAAAGGTCTACTGTTTCTTCTGTCTGAGTATCTACAGTATTTTCTTCTTGAATTTTTTCTTCGTGTTTTTGAAGTAGACTTGCTTCAATTTCTTGAGTAGACTTTTCTTCAATACCCGTTACTTCTTTTACTACAATTTTTTGATCTTCCATTTTTATTTAATTTAATTTTTACAAAGTTAGTTTTAATTTAATTATTTTTTTAAGCTATTACCTTGGATCAAATTCTGATAAATCAAAACCATCTAAACTATCCTCATTAGATTCAAAGTTTATAGGAGATCCTCCTGTTTTTCTTTGAGTAATCATTTTAGATTGCTGAGTGTTACCTTCTGCAATTCTTTGAGATTTACCGTCTTCTTTTTTCTGCTCCCTCGTATCTATTTGTTGCTGCTCCATACCTCTTATTTGCATATTATACCTAAACTCAACATCCATTAACCTACGTTTTAAGTCAGCCTCATTATTTTGTTTTTCAATTTCAAAAGCAATCTCAGCTTGTTTTATTTGGATCTTAGCTTGTATCTCTGCCTGAGTTTGCTGCATCTTAGATTGAGCAGCTTGCTGCTGTAAAGCTTGTTGTTGCTGACCTTGCATAGCTTGCTTCTCCATCTCTTGCTGTTGTTTCTCTTTTTGGTTTTGTTTTCTTTTTACCTTCAACAGTTGATTAGCCATTTTTAAATTATTAATCGTTCTAATATCAATAGCGTCTTCTAAATCAATCCCTCCTTTTTGTAAAGCCATTTGAATATTAGCTTCTAATTGAGCTCTTTGTTCTTCATCAGGAGACATTTCTATAAATATTCCGAAATCATATAAATAAAGGTTTTTAATTTCTTCTATTATACCTAAATTATATTTACCAATTTGCATAGCAAACTCATCTTTAAAGTCTGCATATTCTAATATATCCGCAGTTCTAATAGATAAAGCTTCGGATAAAGTTCGTGTTATATAAAGACTTGAATTAAGAATATGTCTGGTAGCTACATTAGAATTTAATGCTGCTAATTTCTGAACACCTACTAATGAATTTGGATCTGGCGTAGAAGCATCTCTCGCTTCATTTAATCCCGTAACTTGTCTAATCATATTGAGATAATGATTATAGTTACCTATAAGCATTTGCATTTTACTACTCCCACTGTTTGATGTAAGTTGGGTAATAGGAACTTTAGCATTGTTATATTCCCCATCCTGAGTATAACTTCTACCAACAACACTACCTGTTTGAAAATAAAGTCTTAATGCGTCAGAAGGATCATAAGCATTCCCCGTTCCTAAGTCTACCTCACTTAATCCGTCAGCATCTATAAACACTCCATCTGGCACTACTTTTGAAACTACTTGTTGGATTTTTAAATGAGTAATCTGAATTAAATCAGCAAAAGGAATCATTCTTCTTACTAACGAGTCTAACGCTCCTTTATACATTCTTGGGGCGCATGCAACATAGTTGGACATAGCATATTGATTAGCAGAATTAGGTCTTACCATATTCTCCATCATTTCCCACTTCAACAACATATTACTTCCCATTACCATTACTCCATCATACCACACATCAATCCTTTTTTCTACTCTTTCAAAATTACCCTCTTCCATCATTTCTTCAGGAGGATTAAACTCATCGTCTTTCTCTACAGTTTTAAATGTTCCTTCTCCAGTTTTTTTCTTTTTATAAACAAAACTATTTGTAGTTTTATAATTAAAGAAAAGTAAAGTACAGCTATCTCTGGCAAACATACTATTCTCATACATTTGAGCTGTATTATAATAATCATACCAAGCTTGACTGTATTCTGATATTTCTTCTAAATCTTTAGTTGTTAAGTCTGGGTTTATTTTTAAAACTTCAGTAATAGGTACAGTTTTAATTTCTCCCCAATAAAAAACATCTTTAAAATAAGGATCTTCCGTATAACTATATACCACGTTCGCTGGATCTACATACTCTACACGAATACCGTCACCCTGCTGAAACATGTGTTTACTAATTCCCACCCCTAAAGTTGTTAGATCCATATCAACTCGCTTTCTTACATCTTGATAATGGTTTTCTTCAAGCATGGTATTAATAGCTATTTCATTAGCTATCTCTATCGCAGGCTTATAATTAAGTTGCATATATAATTCCATTTCAGTGTCACTTTGAGGTAAAGTTTTTGGGTCTACCTGAAATACTTCCATTTTAAAATCTCTTTCTACTTGATGGAATAAATCTTGTGCCGCAACATTAACCTCCACCATTTTTTGGAATTGATTTCTTTTTTCTGCTGACATAGCATCAGAAGCAACACAGTTAACTTTAAATAATCTGTCAGACATTCCGTTAACTACTATATCCACAAATTTAGGGATAATAGGAATTGGAGTCCAATCTAAATTTAAATAAGATAAATCTCCGTCTACTGCTAATTCGTTTTTGTATTTTGCTATTGACTGTTCTCCCCTGGCATATAACCGTAATCTATTAAAGTCAGCCCATTGATTGTAGAACCTACAATTCATGCCATCTTTTCTAAACCACTCGTATTGTATAGCCTGACCTACCTGTAATCCGAACTCTTGAGTTGCCTTTTTACTGTCGGATACAAATTGATCTGGAAAGACAGCAGATTGTATATCTATTTTTACTGCTTTCATGTAATTATTTTACTAAGTTTACTCTTATTATTATATCTTGCAAAGTTAATACTTATTTTTGATTTCTCTTTAGATGGTGTGTATAAGTGCTTTTGGTTAGCCATGATAGCTAACCCGGAACTAATAGCCGCATCAAATTTAGTTCTATTACTTATATCAAACTTTGCCCAATCCTCTAATGTACGTTGAAAATACATTCTACCCATATCGTCTGTCTCTCTATATTGCCCTTCCAAATCAACCCCTACATGCTTTTCAATGTATGATTCTATAGCGGAAGCGTGAGATTGTTTTACATCTTCTGAACTATTAGGGATCCCCCCTAATTCCTTCTCTGTTTTAGAAAGTTTATTATATGTTTTATCTGGCCTATTTAAACAGTATCCTCTATATCCTCTATTTTTAAAATGATAAAGAAGTCGAGGTTTATTGTTTTCGCAAAGTATAGGCATCCCATAAAAAATACAAGCCATAAGTACTTCTTCAAAAAATATCTCCGCAGTTTGTGGTCGAGCTATATACTCTAAAAAAAACTCATTACTGGGAGCGTCGTCCATGTTAAATTTTGTTAATCCATGAAGAGCCCCGTTAGACCCCTTCCCTACTACTACTCCTGATATATCATAAGAGTCACATCCAAAAGACCCTAAATGTTCATTCCCTGGTTTCTTATTTCCTCTCTCTGTTATCATTCTGTTTTGAAGACCAGGACCTGGAGTCCATGTAACTAAAAATCTTCCATTTTTATTAGGAGACCATATAACTTTTGTGTCTTTAACACCGTCTTGCCATTGAAAAGATCCTCTGGTAGTATGGTGTTCTATAATTAAAGAATCATTATAATCTACTTGCTGGTATATTTTAGTAAGGTTAAATAAAGATTGTTTACTTTCATCTCTAAAAGCATGAGACTCTGTTCTGGGAAACTGTCTGTAAAATTCATTTAAAGCATCTGCATCTTGAGATAAAGATTCTACTTCATTAGTCCAATAATCAATAGCGCCTACTTTAATATCCTCACCATCAATCCCTATTATAGTTTTAGTGGGAGTATATAAAACGGGCATCCCATATCTATCTATATACCCTTCAAAATTCCACTCCATTGGAACAAACAAACAATATAAACCGCTCTTTGTCTGACCATTAGCATTTCTTTTGGTGGGTATAGAGTCTTCATATAAAGATTTAAAATTACTACCCCCTTTATCTAAAGCGTTAGAGGTAGAACCCATCATACATTTTCCTATAATTTTACTTCCTAACCGCAAACAAGTTTTAGTTACCCTCCAGTTATTTAGAATATTATCTGGCCTTTCCCATTTACCACTCTCATCATGAAGTAGTAGTTGTAATTTTTCACCGTCATAACTATTATCCCCCGTATTTTTCCAATCAATAGTAGTATCTAACCCTTCCAACTCTTCGTCGGCCAAGGTATGCATATTCTTTTTTGTAATCTTAGATGCCGGAACCCTATATGCTAATTCTGTTTTAGGCTTATCCATACCATCTTGAATAGGTTTAAAAAAGAAAGGATAATTATTAGATATAGGAACTACTTTATCGGTAAACATTTTCTTCGCATCCGACCCTGTTTTAGATAGAATACCTATACGGGCATCCTTAGTTATAGTAGCTTTATTTACCCCTTCACATGAACTCATAAATGAAAATCCTGAACGTCTTATTTTTAGATAACACATACCAAAGCTTCTTTTATCTGCCTTACATGCTTCCCAAAAAATATAAAAGATTCTATTAGCCTCTCTAAAATCAGGATTTCCTACATCAATTTTAGTCCATTGTAAATACATATAATGAGTCCCTGTAATATATGTAGGAGTGCCATTATTCATAAACCAATAACCTTGTTCTCTTCTGTCAAACTCTGTTTCAATATACTCAACCCATTGAGCCTTAAATACATCTGAAGTTTCATGCCATTGAAAGATAGATTTAATACGACTTAATATTTTTGGTAGAGTGGAAGGCTGCCAATATTGTTCTTCTTTTTTATTAGATCTTTTAAAAACTAAAGAAGGGGATTTAGGTAATCCAATATTTAATCCATTTATATTATATATTTCTCCTAATGTACCGTCGTGAGATATAATAACTATATCATACTTTTCGTTATAACCATACAACCAAGTCCTACCTCTATTTTTATTAGTGATAACTGACTTAGGCACAATATTGTGCATAACTTTATGTAGACTATTTTGATCGTGACTCTGCAAAACCTTTAGGTGTATTGTTTTTATTTTCAGCTACTTTACCGTCCAGCATAGCTCTTTCTTCTTCTATTCGTTTAAGTATTTCAAAGGCATCAAAAATTGCTAATTTTTTAGTAGCAGCTGCATTTTTTAATCTATCTGCAGCTAATTCATCTTCACTGTCAAACTTAATAATATCTTCTTTAGCTACTTTTACTAATTGCTTTACAGCCTTCTCAGCTGCCAGTATTATATTTTCTTTAAGACCTCTTATATCCATTTAATTTTTTTTAATTTTATAAAATATTACATATACTTCCCTTCCTTCTTTCCAGGATTTATTAGGATATTTACTATGAAAATAATTTGCTGGATAAGATACTAATCTATTTTGTTCATAACCAGCAACAGATACTAATCTCCACATATTTAAATCTTCAGAATCAACCCTTATCATACGATCATATTCCTCATTAGTTATATGAGTTGGTAAATTTTTACCATATACTTCATGTTCCCAAAAGGCTGTTCCATGAAGCTCTTCTCTTTCTCTATGGGACATGTACAGTACTGCGGCTCTATCCGGTTTTTGACCATCTATATTTAAATCGGAATGTATACGCCAATTAGAATCTAAAGAATCGGTAGATACTCTAAAGAAACTTAGTATATTTTCTAAAGGCCTTCCCTCTATCATCGCTAATTTTCTTAATACATAATCATCAAATGTAGTGGGAGATTCTTGCACATAAAAGTTTTTTTCACCTACAGTATGTTTTATAAACTCTCCTTTTTTTAAATAGTTAGATGCTATCTTAAATAAATCTTTATCTATAAAGTCATCTACTATATGTATCATGCGATCATAGTTATATTATCAGTAAACATACGGTATAATTTTTCTTCTTCTATAATAAAAGGATATTCACTTCCAGGAATAAAAGATACTTCATCCCCCTCTTTTACACCTAAATCTAATAATTCCTCATTAATATATTTTACTACCCCAAATAGAGGTTCCTCTCCACCAGGCTTAAAGATATAAGAATCTTTTATATCTACAGGTTTTATAAAACAATACTTTCCCCAAGCCTTCCATTTGTCTTTATGTTTATACATAAAAAACTGATCATTGTCTACTAAGAATAAATTTTCTTTTAAATAACTCCTCCCGCTTTTTCTTCTCCCCTTCATGTCATTATAAAATTTAAACACATTATGATGAACTAATAAAATATCTCCCTTTACAATAGGACCTTTATAATTAATAGGAGTTTCTATAACTGTAGCAAATCGATTAGAAGAAGTGTGATCTTCTTCAGATACACTGGTAATAAACTTAACATCACCTATTTGTTTTAGATTATCATATCTCCTGTTGTCTACTGGAGTTACAATAAAGCAATATGGAGATCTCATTAAAAGTTTATATTATATTCTACAGATATAGGTAATGTGTCAATAAACTCTTTCCACATATATACCTTTTCCTCTTTTTCAATCCATATTTTATATGAATTTTTTGCTTGTTGAATAAGATGAATAGTGTGCGACCCTCCTAAAACTGGCTGGCCTACTATATAATGCATCGCTCCTGACTTATAGTCAGCACCGATTGATATTTTTCTAATGTCCATTTCATTTTATTTTTATTTAATTTTTTATTATATTATATACAGACCTATATCTCCTGCAAACCCAAACCCGTTATCAGTAGCAAGATCAATAGTTCCGGTAAAGGCAATTTGGATATATATATTAGAATCTCCCTGAATAGTTCTATCTGAAGTAGAGGCCCCTGATAAATCCACCGTATAACAATCTATTGATCTTGTGGTTGTAAACGTACTAATTTTTTTCTCTCCTATTATTATTGCGTTACTAAAAGTCGCACCACAAGAGTCTGATTTAATTATTTGGATTCTGATATCCTGTATACCTGGCGCAACCTGAAATAGCGGCGGAGTTCCTGATATTGCTATATCTGCTTGTTCAAGATAACCTTCCCATGTAGAAGAACCCTGCTTTAAAGGCGCTTTAAATATATGTGAATTACTGGCTCCTTCCAACCCTTTCACCTGGCCGGTTGATTGTGTTCCTGCCACATTAACTATATAGTATGGGAAAGTCAGATCATCCACTTGAGCACTATAATTAACAAGCTGAAAAGAAGTTGAACCAGGTGAATTACTTGGTATTTGATTAGGTGGAGTCCCATTGTTCCATATTCGTGGGGCATATGTAAATACTGGGTTAACCATTGTTCCAGTTGTTCCAAACCTGTTTTGTAGCATCCACGAAGCCCATGTAAAATTACGGGTAGGATGGAGGCCAAGAGCTTTTCCTGTTCCTGAAGCCTCAACGGTTACAGCCCCCGTACTTCCACTTAAACTTATCCCTGGTCCAGCGATAAGTGACGTAACTCCTGTATTAGATATGGTTACTGAGTCTCCTGCTGAATTGGACACTGTAGATATTCCAGTTCCCGCTAAAAGTGATAAGGTGTCGCTCTGTGTTATATTAACTGTAGTTCCTGTACTACCTTGTACATCAAAGTTAGTAGCTGATCCTGTAGAACTATCAATAGTATAAGTGTTAAGAGTAGTATCATAGGATACCGTAGTTCCCCCTGTTCCTGCTACTTTTACACTACTGGTAGGGAATCCATTCTCCTCAAGTTTTATAAAGGTATTAGTGTTTCCTGTATTAGAAGTCCCACCACTTAGAGTATAAATATTACCCGTTGGTGTAGCCCACTGTCCAGCTCCATTGTAGAATGTAGTGGCACTTGGTGTCCCACCATTATTTATTAATCCAATTTCTAATTCAGTACTTGGAATTGTAGCAGTTTTTATTCCTGCACCCCCAGCTGTTACCAATCCTACAAATTTAAGAGTAGCCGCATTATTAATAGTCCAAGGAGGAGACGTGTTTACATCTGCATCAGCAATCCAGCCTGACCATTGCGATGGTATAATTGGGAAGGTTTCTAATATTCCAGAACCATTTATATATTGTGATGCACCTTTACCTTGCGCTTCAAGATCTAAAGCTGGATTTATAGCTGTTCCTCCTACTGATGCTATAAATGCCGGAGCTCCAGAAAGTCCTGTTAGTGGACCTGGGGTAGTATAAGTTAAATCAACTGTATCTACTTGACCTGCAGCTGCTGGCCAGGTTACTGTATCAGTTTCAATATCTGTTACATGACCATAAGCATCCATTGTAAGAGCGGATACTAAGTCTACTTGGCCTCCATGCCCTGGAGATGAAGCTGCTGCAGTGGCAGTTGTAGTTACAGTATTATGTGAAATTTGAACATTATTGGTTGCTTTAGTGCTGACATCTATAAGATTAAATCCATCAAAATTAATTTGATTGTTGGTGTTATTTACTGTTTCCGTTGTACTACCTGCACCTGTACCAAGCATAGTAAATGATGTAAGACCTGAAGAAGCCGCGGCATTTAAAGTAATTGTACCTGTAGCCGCATCTACACTTAGACTCAGATTACTTCCTGCTTCTAACTTAAGTACATCAGTAGATCCGGAACTTGGCACTAAATTTATATTAGCAAAATTCGTAGCCCCCGCGGTAGTAGTAAGGTCATAAGTTGTATTGTCAATAGTAGGGAAAGCTTGTAAAGATCCCGTTCCATCTATATATTGACCTATTTTTCCGGCTCCCGTAAATGTTACTACTGGAGCTGTAGTTGGATTAGAAATTCCAATCACAAATGCTGGGTCTCCAGGAACAGCATTTCCACCCGCATCGGAATAAGTCATATTGAAATTAGTTACTGTTCCGGTATTGATAGACGAAATGGTAACCTCATCTGTTGTCCCTCCTGTGGCCAATGTTATACCCAGTCCAGCTAATAATTTTACTTTATCAACACTTCCCACTGAAGGTGTTAATTGTAAATCTACATTAGACCCAACTTGTAAAGCATCATATGTATATGTAGTATTGTCAATTGTAGGGAAAGTTTGTAAAGAACCTGTTCCGTCAATATATTGGGCAGTCGTTCCTGCTCCAGCCAATGTTAATGTTCCTGAAATTGTTACCGGAGAATTAGTAACTGTAAATGCAGATGGTGCTGCTAAACCTACACTGGTTACAGTTCCTCCAACTGCTGGCAACTCAAGAGTAGTAGTTGTTACTTGATCCACATGCCCTTGAGCCGTTGAGGTGAATGCTGTTATTACATCTATTGTTCCTCCCGACCCTGGAGCAACTGTTCCTCCAGAAGTATTAGTTCTTGTAACGTTGTCATGGTTAAGAGTTACTGTGTTAGTGGATGATGCAACTGAAGAGATTACAGTTCCTCCTAATATATTCATATCAGGATTAGTAGTGTCTACGGTTTGTTGAGGACCGCTATCTCCATCTAAGGTGAATGAACTTAATCCTGTTGTAGCATTAGCAGCAAGCGTAATTTTATTTCCCGCTACACTTAAACTCATGTTAGCTCCAGCTTCTAATTCAAATTGAGAGCTTACTCCTGATCCTGATCCTGAATGTGTTAAGTCAATATCTGCAATATTAGTTACCCCTGAAAAAGCAGTACTAATAGTGTATTCATTTGCTACAGCCATAGTAGGGAAAGTCACTAAATTCCCTTCTCCATTTATATATTGAGAAGAAGTCCCTAACCATGTCATAGCAAGATCTGGAGTAGTAGTCGAGTTAGTTACTATTTCAGTAAGTGCGTTACCACCAATACTTGCAGTAAAATTCTGAACTGTTCCTGTTCCGGACGCTACTATTGTTATCACTCCCGAACTATCGGTTATAGAAGTAATACCTGTCCCTCCCACTAAACTTATTTGAGAAGCAGAAACCCCATTTAAATCTAAATCTATATCTACCTGTACTGGACCATTTTGTGTTGTATCTAAAGTATATACTGGAGTAGCTGGTATATTTGGGAATGTAGCTAATTTACCTTCACCAGTAACATATTGTGAAGAAGTTCCACCTCCTATTAATTGTAAATTTCCTGACCCTCCAATAGGACTACTTGCTACAGTAAATGCTGGCGCTCCTGCTACAGCCGACCCTCCTGTAGTTAGATATTGTAATCCTACCGATGAAACAAATGAAGGCCATGTAATAGTATCTATAGCTGCTGCTGTTATGTGTCCTTCGGTAGTTGAAGTGATTGCTGTTACTATAGGAATTACAGTACCTGCAGTTGGGGTTTGAGAAGTAGGCACATCAGTTCTTGAAACCGCATCATGATTTAAAGTAACGGTATTCGTAGCTGACGCTACAGAAGAAATTACCGAACCTCCCAAAATATTCATGTCTGGGTTAGTGTTATCTATCGTCTGTTGAGGACCACTATCACCATCTAAAGTAAATGATGTAAGTCCTGAAGAAGCTGCAGCGGCAATACTTAATTCAGTAGCACTAATTCGTGTTACCGTAACATTAGCTCCACCTGTTATAGTAACATCATCATTTGTACTATCACTACCTGCTAATCTAATAGCTGTAGTTGCTGATGGGACACTTAAATCATATGTTGTGTTTGCAAGAGTAGATATATTAATTAAATCCCCCGCTCCATTTACATATTGTGAAGCCGATCCTGCCCATGCAAGAGTCAAGTCTGGAGTAGTAGTTGGATTAGTAACAGATTCTGTAAGTGCAGTACCATTAATTTGAGCGCTAAATGAAGTTACTCCTCCAATTGCTGTTGTAAGTTGAGATAGAGTTATGTGATAAACGCTATTAGGCCCAACAGTAGCTGAGCTAAGAAGAATACTATCACTCAAAGTAATTGGTAGAGCGGATCCATTTATAGCTGATAATACTACATTATCTGAGCCTATATAATCTACATCTATTGTCCCCGTATTAGTTATAGGACCTCCTGTTAATCCTAATCCTGTATTAATAGTAGTTACTCCGGATGATGCTGGTAATGTTATTGTTTTAGTGTTTACATCAGTAATATGACCCGTAGTATTTGAAGTCATTGTATCTATAACTGTAAACGTACCACCAAATGCCGGTGAAGCCGCAGAAGTTGTATTTGTTCTATTTGTGGAATCATGATTTAATGTAAGAGTATTTGGTGTACCTCCCACTTGAACAGTAGTTATATAAGTTCCTCCTTCAAATAAATAATCAATTCCATCAGTAACGCTTTGTTTAGATCCTGTTCCAGAATCTGATACTATAAAGAAGTTAGTCATTCCTGCCGCGGTAGCTGCAGAAAAAGTAATTTGATTACTACCATTATCAGATATAGTCATTCCACTTCCAGGGACTAAAGTTACAGTAGTAACAGCACCAAGACTATCTGTTAGGTCTAACTCAGTATTAGATCCATTAACCTGAGAACTCAAAGCATAAGAAACAGGAGCCATACCCTGCGTTATATTTGTAACATGTCCTGTTGAATTAGTTTGTATGCTAACTGGAAATGCATATGTGGCTGCAGTACCAAAGGTATCATGACTAATAGTTAATGTATCTAAAGAGGTAGACTGAGTACTTATTGCTGTATTATCTCCTAAAAACTGCACTAAGGCAGCCTGTGTTATATTTTGTTGTACTCCTGTATCCCCTTCAAACAACCAGTTATTCATCCCGGTTGCTGTATTAGTAATCCACTGTATTTCTCCGGTTGCTGTAACCGACAATATTTGACCGGTAGATCCAATACCATTGTTAGCAATTATATTGGTAGGGGTTATTTGAACACAAGTAATATTTCCTGCTGCACCTAATCCACCCGTATCTGTTAATATAATATTGTTATCTGCAGTATTTCCAACTGCTAAAACTTGTGATAAATTAGGTGTAGCTCCAGGACCTCCACTTGCGGGAGCCCACTCTACCCCTGTTGCTGTTGCTGTTAACACATAACCTACTGTACCACCCGTACCTGTACCGTCGAAAATTGGAACATTAGCTCCTAATATTAATGTACCAGTAACCGCACCTGATCCATCATCCATAATAATATCACCATGGAGATTAATAGTTTGTGTTGCCTCGTTACCTATATCTAATGTCTCTTGTAAAGATTGGTTTGAAATTTGATCATTCCAAAATATACCCGTTGTTAATCCGTTTGGGTCAAAAGGAGTTAGAATTTGTTTACCATTACCTAAACTACCATTAGTATCTTTTATAAAACAGTGATCTAAAAAAATAGTTTCAACTGGAACAGTTGGTGTGCTGAGGGGGTTTGCTTTAAAAGTATTTATCCCTGTCCAGTTATTGTCACCAAGAGAATTTATCCCAGAAGTTGTGTCTAAAACTAAAGGAGAGCTATTAGTCATACTAATACCTGGTCCTCCTGAAGCTATATGCCCAATATTTAAAACGCTTTGTAAAGGAGGTACTGCTGTTCCCGGAACTCCCGTTGACCACTCTAATCCTGTACCCGCTGCGTTTATAGTTAATATTTGTCCCGCTGTTCCTGTATTATCTGAATAATCAGTTATTGTTGCTCCTGTGTAAAACTTTATTGTAGAGGTAGAGGAAAGATTAATTTTAGACCCAGCATTAACATTAATGTCTGACCCTATTCCTGTTATATTAAAATCTGTTCCACCGCTTAAAGCTAACTCCTGTCCCACACCCTGCATTTTCATAGATAAAGTGGTGATATCACCAGCAGCTAAAGTATCTTGTATATTACAACAAATACTACCCCCTGAAGGAGTGGACCAGGTTGCACTTCCAGATGGACCTCCTGAAGTTAATACTTGACCTAAAAGTCCTGGTGATCCATTAATGTGATACTGATCAGCATTCATGTATCCTCCAAAAGCATTAATATTTCCTGTAAGAAGAATATCTTTTCCTGTAGCAACATTATCTACATCTAAAACAGATTGCAATCCTTGTAATATTGCAGCACCTCCTGAGAGATCGCTTACTAAAAATGTGACCGTTTTATTATTGTCACTAACATCAGTTGCTATTAGTAAGTCATCCGCTGCGGGTTTTACCGTAGGGTATACTCTTATATTTTCAATTTTTGCCATATCTTCTTTATATTGATACTAATCTATACTGTATATTTAGTGTTAACGAGCTGTCTCCTTGAGAAGGATTAGAAAATTGGTTTCCTCCCCATAAAACTAAAGGCTCGTTTGGAGTAATAGGAGAAATAACTCCACTACCACTACCCATTGAACTATCAGCTGCCGAGTTTAGAACTGATACTGTAATACCACTATAAAAAGTAGCAGGTCCACCTATTCCCCCTGCCGATGGTGTGGTAATAAGTACAGCATCATTAGTTCCAAAATCATATACAGTAGTGCCAAAGTTTAATTTAGAAACTATAGTTATAGGAACAATATATTTACCCGCCACCGCTGGGATGAGGGTAAACATATTAGTTGCTATTANNCCAAGATAAGAAGAACTAACCGTTACTTCTTTTTCATAAATATTAATAGACGAAGACATACTACCCACCTTACAATTCTTAGTTGCATTATCATCCTCAATATCGGTAATTAAAAAATAATCATCTACATTTGGAACTGCTTTTATAGGATATACCGTAGTATTCTCAATCTTTGCCATTAATTTTTATTTATCTTTAGCGTCCTTTTTTGGTTCTTCTTCTTCTTTCTTTTCAGTAACCTCACCTGTTTCTAAATTAATAACAGAATCTTTACCGTACTTCTCTGTTAGAGAACCTTCCAATACGCTAAACTCTTTTTTAATTTCTTCTACCTTCATACATAAAGTATGCTCTTGTAGTGTTAAATCTCCTAACTGAGTTTTAATCGTATTAAACTCTCCTGTTAATTTTTTAAGATTTTCTAATTCTTCGGTCGTGATTTTTTTCTCCATTTTTTTATTTTATTTAAATTAATATTAATGCAAAGATAATAAAACTTATGTAATAAGTTTTGTTTATATATAAGATAAGCTTTCCAATAAAATCTTAGGTACGTTATACCCAAAAGAAAGTAATATACGAGGAACATTACCTTTTGTTTTAACCGTAGAATGTTCATATTTACCAGCTACACATATCCATGATTCATGTTTTTTAATAGGGATCGTAATATCTACTCCCTCCTTTTTAATTATAGGGGATCCTCCTTTCTCAGGTTTGCTTAATAATACATTTAACCGGGTAGTATATTCATTATGATTATCAGTAGTGTCAGTGTGCCACTGGCATTTATACCCTTCTTCCATATATACCAGCATAATACCTGAGTCCGAATATTTTTTAACAGGTATCTTATACTTATTTATTAATTCCTCCTCAATAAAAGTAAGTTCCTTATAAGGAAAGTCCTGTTCTGTTAATATGGTTTTTTGTTTAAGGGATTGTAAATCTCGAATACCGAAGACTACTCCTCGATGCCCCTTTGGTTTAGTATTGGGTTGTTTTTTTATAAAATCTAAGTTTTCAATTAACCAAGATCTTATAACCTCCCCATACTCACTGGTTATCATTTCTTTATCTTTTCAAAAGATCTGCCTCCAAAATACGCTCCAATAACTGTAATAAGAACCATTTGTAATAAGTCGGTCCACTTGTCTTCTACCTGAAAGTTTATAGCGCCAGCGTCAATAAAGATTAATGCCATAGTACATAAAACTAAAAATATTAATACCATAGGTCTTACATTTTTACTTAGCCAGGAATCGCTGGTCATATCACTTCTCCATCTTTCAGTTACATTCTTTTGGATTTCTGCCTCTGCTTCAATAAAAATTTTCTCCATTTCCATTTCAAAAGCAGCCTTCTCTTCTTTTGTTTGAATAAATCTATCAGCAATTCCTGCCACTTTACCAGCTACATCTAACGCTCCTTTTCCAAATATCTTAGTCCATATACTCATGATTGTTTTCTTATGTATTCTAATATAATATCTATTTTCTTTTTCAGCTCTTCCATGTTATCTGCAGCTCTTTCATGATGACGTGAGAATTGATTCTTTACTTCATATAAGCTAAAAACTAAAAATCTATATAAAGCATATAATGCCCCTAATAATAACACTAAAGGTAATCCGTATCCTTCTATTAATTGTAGTATTTCACTCATTATCTTTTTGATTTTTTTCCTACACACTTCCATCTCTTACGAGATAAATTGTTTGGAGTATTAGGATCGTTTCTTTTACCTATAGGTAGTCCCATTTTTATTCCATAACTTCTGGCACAATAAGCATCCCCTTTTGACGTTCCTGGTTTAACTCTTGGGCCACCCCCTTTAGCTTTTCCTGCCTGACCATAGCTAACCTTCTTGCCACTGGCAGTAATTTTTACTTTTGCTTTTCCTTTTCTTGGCGTTGCCATTACTTCTTTTTAGGAGTGTGAGTATATCCTTTTTTCTTTAAAGCTAAATGACTCTTCATTGTCTTAGCAACCTTTTTTATTCCAGTCTTACTATACATATTATGTGCTTTAAATTTCTTAGCCATTATTTCTTTTTCTTTGGTAATGATTTAACTTTTCCATTTTCAGTTCTTGCGTATCTGTGAGTTTTAGTTTCCATACTTGGAATTAATGTACCGCAGTATTTTCCTTTACCGTACTCCCAGCATACTTTTTTTCCTGTTCTTCCTTTTTTTGCCATTATGCGTATAACCAAATTGCGTCAGACTTAGATGGATCGGCATCTACATGTATGAAGGTTTTTGAAATACCTAAACGAGTAAACCCGACATTAACTAATGATCTGACTATTATAGATCTCTTTTCTGAATTACCACACGCAATATCAGCAGCAAATCCTTTTAAGTGTGAACTATTAGGACTTGCTTGATATCCTCTTTTTTGTAAATCTTTATTGTAAGCTTCTGTTCTGAATCCGGATGTTATCTTAAAAGGTATTTGCGCTTCTTCGCGAGCAAAGTCTAACATCTCTAAAAAGTCATTCCTCATATTCTTACCCGAACCAACCTCATCCGGAGAGTCAAACTCGTTGCGGGTAAAATATTTCATAATTACTTCTTTTTCTTAATAAACTTGTAAATAGTAAAGCCAATTGCCAGTGAAAGCGAAACAAACTGAAGTATTTCGTTAGCCTGCATTAATGTTAAACCTAAAGCTCCGCCGTTAGCGGCTACTACTTCTACTGTGTCTTTCATATCTATGCTCATTGTTTAATAATCTAAGGTGGATGTTTCTATATAAACTACCTCTCCTAAGTTTGTTGTTGTTTGTGTCCAATTCATAACTGCAAATATAAGAATTTATTTTATTATGATGTCATGTAATTATATGCAGCCTTAACCGCTTTAACTCCCTTATTTAATGGTATTAAATCTACCATAGTTTTAGGTGTAACTGCGGAGGCTATTTTCTTCCCTATATTACCCTCGCCAAACTTTTTCGTTTTATTGAAATTGTACTTACGCTTTTCATTCTTTTTGTTGTTGCGATGTTTCTTATTGGTCTTATTATTTCCGTTAGTATCTGGCATAGTTCTATTCTTTTACCCAACCATTAGAAGGGTCGTCTACAATCGCTTCTAATTCCGCTGAAGTATATATTGTTTTTCCCTCTACTATTGATGGAGGGTTTTCATCTAAAAAACTTATAAAAAACTTTGTCTCATTAAGATTTTTTGCTACTGTCTCTTTATTGTCTTGAAATACTTGCATTCCTACCATCTTATAATGCTTGTAAGGAACATTTTCTAAATCGTCTATATTTAAAATGCAACACAACATTATGGTACGTTTGTTATTATGTTAGCTGAAGTCATACCGGTCATAGTTGCATTTATAGATCCTCTACTATCTAAAATAGTAGGATAAGTAGCGGGCCCTGTAGGGTCTCCCATTCTCCACCAATGTTGTAGATTAGCCGCCATAGAGGAGCTGGATAGATCAATAGGACTGCCTGCGTTATAAAGTTCTATGCACTCAGAATCTGTAAGATATTTATTCCAGATAGAAAACTCATCTAAAGCCCCATCCCAATAGCCCCCCGCAGCATTTTTCCCTATGAAAGAAGTTCCCGTTATATTATTTTGATTCCAGGTAGCATTACTTTTTGAATCTGAATTTGTACCATTAATAACAAATCGAGCATTGGCAGCGGTTCCAGCATTTCCATCATAGCTGTATATAACATTATACCATGTTTGTGCAGCCAAAGAAAAAGAAGTATTATCTGTCCAAGCACCAGATACATTAAGAAGGTTAGTGGAAGATTTATAAAACAGTACAAATCTATCAGCAGGAGAAGAGCTTCCTCCGGAATTAATATCACATATCCTTCGGTTTGAAACTGGTATATTATTCATGTATATCCATACAGAGATCGTCCAAGCCCCTTCTCCCGAAGTTCCTAATAAAGGAGTAGAGGATAGCGCAAGAAATTGGGATGAGGATGGAATAAAATTCATAGCGTACTCATTACTAAAGGATGATCCTCCGCCTCCACCTGGAACTCCAGGTTTCAGATCGTACACTTGACCCGCTATGCCGACTCCAATTCCTGTAGACATATTACCAGAGTGCTACAATGTCCGTAGCTGTTGTGTCCGTTATACTTACTCTTAGTGATTGAATAGGTAAAAATGCTCCTGCCGCTATTCCTTTAAAAAGAATCGACTTAATATTGACAGTTCCATTTTTTTGCGCTAATTGAATACCTATATTTCCCGCACCTCCTACAAATAAAATACATCCATTAGTAGCTTCTCTGTATATAACGTAAGCGTCAGCAGCTGTACCGGCATCCGAAGGTGAGAGTCCTATATTTGTAGAACTAACTATCGAACTTACATAATATGCTTTTTTTGCTGCAGTATTATATACAATATCACCTACTTGCACTGTAGTTTTAAAATCGATACCTGTGTCTGATAATTCTCCAGCAGTAGAAAAATCTCCATTCCCAGCTAACACCTCAGTGTCAGGGTTAGGGATTCTAACGCTGTTGCTTGGTATAACTGCTAATCCGTTGCTTACTTGTAATTTTTGATATGCCATAATATTTTTATTTATTATAAGGAAACACTCTATTTAAAGCGTCTCTTCTATTGTTACATCCGCAATCTTTACCAGTTGCTCTTGCTACCGTATTCACTGCTTTTTTTATTCCTGTTGCTTTAGTGAATTTCTCCACAGTATCCCCAAAGCCTCTTGATTTAATTTGATTTACTGGAGTTCTTTTCATTTATTTTTTACACGTGCAAAGTTTATTAGGACATGAATCAACATTAAACATAATTTTAGCCATTACCCAATTCCATCCACATTTTATTTTACATAATAATTTAGACATATTATTTTGTTTTACATCCAAAGTTGTTAGCATAGTTCGCCATCTTAACTACCTTGTCAGAATATTTTTTTGTATTCTTCATGACAGCAGAAGCCCCACTACACGCATCTTTAAATCCGTTATTTTTAGCCCACTTAGTAAAAGCTCCCTGACGAGATTCTTTTATTTCCGGAAAAGCACCTTTTTTCGTTCTTCCTTTTGCAGCCATTATTTTTTAATGTGCTTAGATAAGTGAGACTTTACATTGTTAATTTTTTCATAAGACATATTGTGATCTCCACCATATGCATGACCATAGATTTTTTTAGACATTGCTTTAGACTCATCTCTACGATCTTTCATAGATTGCGAGTGCTTGCCTTTGTGCTTGTTTCCTAAAGACTCATCAAGTCTTGAATTGTAACCTTGCTTTTTCATGTTTTTAAATTTTATATGTTAATCCTATTCTAAAGATTCCTTCAATATCTGAATCTATTTCTTTTATATAGTATGGCTCAATATATAATTCTTTCCATAAAGGTAAAGAATATCCTACTCCTATACTTAAACTGTGAGTAGAATCTGTAGCCATTGTTCCTAAAACATAAGCGTTTTCTGTAAGTGAATATCTTCCAAATACATCATAATCATCTCCACTTTTTACCATTCCTATTACTACATCTTCATACATGTAGCCAATTCCTAATTCATCTGTTACGTTTTTCATCTCCCAGCTTTCACCCTCTTCAGGCATGTTAACTGTTGTTGTTACCATGTATTGTGCCGAAGCAGCTAATGATAACATTGCGATTCCCATTGTAAGTAAATATTTTTTCATTTGTTTTTTTTTGGTTATTAAGTTGCAAAGATACTAATAATTATTTATTAGTTCCAGGACATATCGAATATGCTTCGTGATTTTCCGCTTATTCTATTTTTAAGTCTTTTTATCCTATTATTAATTCTGTTTGTCCCTTTACCCTCTTCGCTTCTTTTCTTTTTTTTATATTGAAGACGGTTTAGCTTCTTATTTTGTTTAATCTCCCTTTCTACATTTAAAGATGTAGGTCTTTTTAATTTTACTTTTTTCTTTTTTGAACCTGGCCCTTTTTCGTTTGACATCTTAATATTTTTTAGAAGATACTGTTTTCTTTTCCATACCGTAGTTAGGGTTGTATTTAATCTTTCCTTTATTCATTTTTGAAAAAGAATGAGCTTGAGCTTTTCCTACTGCATTGTATGGGAAGACTCTTTTTTTTCCGTTAGGTAATTTTACTGTTGGCATAATTTTATTACTTTTGTTCTTGCAAAGATACAAATTTAATTTAATGGCTAATATAGTAAGAAAGAACTACGATAGGATACAACCCTCTCATGATTACATGAAGTATTGGCGGGTAATAAGGTATTGGGCAAAAGCTAAATATAAGATAGGAACTCCAGATATAGACATGTTATTCTTCCTTTATAGCGAACAAATATTCAATAAAAGCAAGTTTAAAGAGTTTGAAGAGTGCATGTCTTGGGATGAGCCCAGGTTTCATAGACTACTAAAAGAAGGGTGGATACATATTTGGCGTAAACGTCAGGGCAAAGAAACAACCTTATACGAACTTTCTTATCAAGGAAAGCGTTTAGTTAATACCTTATATAAAAAATTAAACGGCGAAGAAATAGGAGAAGGCCCTCAAGCCAATCCATTATTTAGACACGATGCTTCTTACATGGATAAGGTTTATCGGAATATGATTATAGAAATGAATCAGTTTATAAGACAACAACGACATCTCTCTCAGTAATCACTGTGTAAGGATTATCTTCAATTAACATATCGTGTCCTGACGCCTTATCATAATAAATAATATCACCTTGGCTTATAACAGATACATCTGTCCCTGGTTTTATTACTTCCCCTTTACGATATCTAAAGTCTGAAACGTCTTGAGCTGAAAGTAAAAGGCCTGAATCTGTTTTTAACTCTTCTTTAATTTCTTTTATTACTATGTATTTACCTATTGGCTTCATAAATTTTTACTTTAATTTTAGTATTTAAAGGATATAATGCTTTTAATATTCGTATCCTATGATTCCCATCTACCACATGATATGGCACTCTGGTATATTTTTTTTTATCTTTTGCGGATGTAAAATAAACTCCTAAATCAGACTTGTAGGGGTGAATCCCATTTACATCGTCATAGGGGCTTACGGAAATAATAAACTGCATCCCGTATTCATCTATATCTGCTAATAATGATGACCATTTATATTCTCTGTCAGTTTTTATAAGCTCTTCTAAAGTTCTATGATCATACTGTCCTATTATTTTATCTAATGAAAGTGTCTTTTGTTTAAGGAAAGGACTACGATGTTTCCAAACCGGATAGTTAGTTAAAACTAATAAAGGGGAAAGAAGTATCTGTAGTAACTTTTTTAGAGTAAACCGAGAATCCTTCCGATCATAAGTTTTAAAAATCATTAACCTTTTCATTCAATGCTTTTAAATTATGTTCTATTTTATTATTATCAGTTTTTACACCAAACAACCAAGCTATCAATCTTATCATTACTATGCTCTTTTGTGTGTAACAATAGCATTGGTAGTAAGTATAGTGGTAGCAACACTAATAGCATTTAATAATGCTTCTTTAGTAACTTTAGCTGGGTCCACTATACCCATCTCTATCATATCACCGTATTCTTTAGATACTACATCATACCCTTGAGTGTTCTCAACATCTAATGGGGCATTATCAGCATCTCCTATCATCTCAGGAGTATATATATCTTTCATTATTTCTTTATCCTCTAAGCCGGCATTTTTTAATATCTGACGAAGGGGAGCTTTTAATGCCTCTCTCATTATCATCTCCGCCACTTGTTCCTCATATAGCACCTCGTTTTCATCATCTCCAAAACACTCACATCCAAAATGACGAGAAAAATCATATAATAATAATCCTCCGCCTGGAACTATTCCTTCCTGTAGTGCGGAACGCACTGCACAGACAGAGTCATCGACTCTGTCAAATTTTTCTTTTTGCTCTATATCAGATGTTGCTCCTACGTATATACATCCTATCCCTCCAACTAATGAAGCTATTCTTTCATTCACAAAGTCACGCTCATGTTTTGCTGTTAAAAGTTCTTGTTGTTCTCGTAGCTCCGCTACTCTTTTAGATGTTTCCTCAGATATATCTCCGTCTTTTATAATAACAGATGATTGTTTGCCTATAATAATTTTATCAGCATAACCAAGATCAGCCATAGTAATAATAGATAAATCATCTCCTGTTTTCTCTGAAAAATATTTAGCTCCAGTTGCAAAAGCAATATCCTGCATCAACTCATGAGTCTTATACCCAAATGATGGAGGCATGATATTACAAAACTTTAATCCATTACGCTGCACGTTAGCCGCCAATGTATTTATTACGTTACCTGAACATGTTCCAATAACTAAAAGTTTCTCTCCTGCATTAATAATAGGCTTAAGGATGTTTTCAATTTGAAGTATATTATTAATTTCAGTATCACATACTAATATTTTAACATTCTCCATAATACACTCATCCTTTCTTTGGTCATTAACAAACATTGGAGATGTCCACCCTCTATCAATTCTTATACCATTTGTAATTTGAGAATATGTTTTATCTGTTTGAGATCTTTCAACTGTAACTATACCGTCTTTACCTACCTGCTTATATGCATCAGCAATAATTTTTCCTAACTCCGAATCGTTATTAGCTGATATACAAGCAATGTTTTCTAACATATCATCAGTAACCTTAATAGACCTTTTTTTAATATTATCAAGTATAACCTCAGAGTCATTACGCATAAAATTAACAACCTCAAATATATTGTTCTCTGGTTTTATCCACTCCATACCAGCTTTAACTATTGCCTCAGTCAAAACAATAGCAGTGGTCGTGCCATCTCCAGCTACATTAGCAGTCTTCTCAGAGGCCTGCCTTACCATTCTCACCGCCAGATTTTCAATTGGATCATCAAGAGAAATAGACTTAGCTACAGTCACCCCATCCTTAGTTACGGTTAACCCTTGAGTGTGATCCGATGATTCTATAATTACTGTGTGGCCTCTGGGGCCAAGTGTAGTCTTAACTGCTTTTGAAATTTTAGAGATTCCTGATATAAGTTTTTCTCTTGCCTGTTCATCAAAGGACAGGTCTTTTGGAATGTATCCTTGGTCTTGCATTTTGTTTGTTGATTTAAGTTAATTAAAGTATTGCAAAGATAATAAAAAAATATAAATACTTAATGTCATTATGTCAATAAAAACTTTTCTATTTATATATATATATTTACTATTCTTCTTTATACTTTTCTTTATAGAATAAATACTTTATTCTTGTCATCTTGTCATAAATAAATATAATATAATAGAAATCAATTAGTTAGGCTATGACGAGTTTGTTTTTAGGTTATCATGAGTATGATGAGTCTTGTCATATATATATAAAAAAAGAGGCAAACCTAAGTTTAACCTCTCTTTCACAACAGAACAAATGGGAATCTTAAAATTCGTAAATGTCTTTATTATGATCCATTCGCATCTTAGCTCTTTCGATACCATCCGCGATACAATCAACCTTATATTGTTTTTTCATTTGTTTTCTGTACATAGAAGCTTCTTCTATTCCACTCATCCCATCTGGTCTTGAGTTAATTAATCTTCCGTCCTTAACGTAAAGTCCATTTACGTAATCTGATGTTGTGCTTGTTTTCTTTGCCATGGCTGTTTTATTTTTTACAAAGATAATAAAATTTTTTAGATGTCTGGGGGTTGAGGGTTACTATATGTCATACGCACGCATTGCTCGTCAGGAAACGAAAAGTTTTTCCTACCCCCCCCTGCCGATTTTAAAAATTCCCACCCCAACTTTTTGACGTTTTTTTAAGGGCTGTCCTGTCCTGACCTGCTCGGCTCGGCTCGGCTCGGCTCTTGTACGTTTGCCGTTCTCCTTTGCTACTCTTAATGTCTACGATTAGCTGCATACCTTCCCCCAATTCCCAAAGGTAAAGACAAAGAATCTTTGTTAAGGGACAGAGAGACTTCCCTTAGCCACTGCCCCATCCCC